ATGTTGTCTCGACACAGATCAGGATCCTCTTTTTATGAAGTTGTTTCTTACACACTCCCAAAGCTTCATTCTGTCGGAAAGAATTGGTATGTTGATTTTTATTGTTTCGACCCCATTACCGATAGTCTACGTCGTAAAAAGTACATGCTAGATGGAATTGATAGACCATCGGATAGGAAAAAGAGAGCGATGGAACTAATAGCATCATTAGCAGGTAAACTAAGATCCGGATGGAATCCATGGGCTGAAGCAGGGAATGAACGGCAATATGCATCTTTTGAAAATGTACTTAATCAATTCCAACTGTATATCTCTAAGATGGAGAAAACGGGGGCGATGAAACAAAAAACCGTATATGATTATCTGTCGCGTCTGAGTACACTAATAGCCTATAACGGACAACGTTATAGTAAGATCGTATATATCTATCAGTTTGATTTAGCTTTTATTTCTGATTTCCTTGATTATATTTTGTTAGACCGGGATTCGTCAGCACGTACAAGAAACAATTATCGTACTTGGTTATCGGCTCTATGTTCCTGGCTTGTCGAAAAAAAATATTTATTAGAAAATCCGGTATCTAAAATAAGATGTTTACCCGAGGAGCAAAAGTTTCGTAGTGCATTGACTGCAGATGATCTTCACCTACTTCGTGAACATCTTGGAAGGACGAATAAACCTTTTCTTTTAGCATGCATGATGGAATATTATACTTTTATTCGACCGACGGAACTGACATATATAAAAGTGGGTGATATACGAATCAAGGAACAAAAAATATTCATATCGTCTGCTTTTTCTAAAAATAGGCGGGATGGCATGGTGGGTATCAATGATGAATTAATTAGGCTTATGATCGAACTTGATGTCTTTTCCCATCCTAACAGTGATTATCTATTTGGCGAGAAATTTATACCATCTCAGGACCAAGCGAGTGCTCGCATATTTCGAGATAGTTTTGTGAATCTTAGGAAGACTTTAAAATGGCCGGCTTATTATCAATTTTACTCTTTAAAGGATTCTGGTATTAGAGATCTGGCAAATGCAGAAGGCATCGTCGTGGCTCGAGACCAGGCACGACATGCGGACATTACGACGACGAATAAATATTTAAAAGGGGATGCGTTGACGGTACACGATGAAACAAAACATTTCAAAGGAAATTTATAAAGTGGTATTCAAAGTTTGCTTTTTAGCAGCCCAACCGCCCAACCGCCCAACAAAAAGAATCAATATTTAAGTAAATTGTTTCCGTTATTAGCATATGATAATAGATAACATGTCTGCAAGTTAATTAAAGTGAGAATAAGATAGAAGAGACGTACGGTTTATCGCACGCCTCTTCTCAATCTGATATTATCTCTTCAACCTCTCGGTTTACTTTCTCACTTTATAATTCACAAATATATAAATTCCTGATGAAAGAGCCAACACAATCAATGCAATAATCGTTATTCTGCCGGTATTCATTTCTACCTTTTGCCACTTGGTGAGTTGCTTCTCTACAAGATAAGGGATACGAACGGAATCGGTCTTATTAAAATAGATACTGTCTGTGCCAAAGATGTACTTGTTCACGTACTTCGTCCGGTATTTATTTAGAAATACCGTGTCCCCTTTGATATACGAAGAAATCGAATCGTGCAAATAGATCGAATCGTGCTTTTGCACCAGCTTATCGATATACTTCGTTTCTGTCCGTACACTTTCAACCGGCACATACTTGACCGATCGGCATGAAGTCAGCAATATCATAAATAGGATGATAGTGTACATATACGTCTGTTTTCGTTTCATATCATCAATCTTTAATGGTTATCAAAACATCTTCTTTACTAGCTAAGGCATCCTGAATGCGTTTGTTCAGTTCATCAGACCACTTACGTGAATTTGTCAGTCCCCCTATTATGGTATTCTCACCAACCAAGATACAACCTTCCGTATCTTCAGCCTTGTTACCCGGATGAATGCGGATCGCTTCGAACTGCGGAACGCCGTTAACGAGTGGCATCACTCGCTTGAACTTCGGCGAGTAAGTCATCGTTATCCGGTAAGTTCTGGCAGGAATGGCCGTCCTGCCGAAAACTTTGGATTCTTTGGTGAGGTCTCTCTCTTTATCTTCAAGTGTGTTGCAGAAGTATTTTCCATCGATGGCCATTTTACCGATGGTATACGTCTCTTTCTTCCAAAGCCTGTCAACCGTTATTCTCATTGTTTTTTTCCTCCTGTTGTTTGATGATATTGAAAATCTTATCGGCTTTGTCTTGACCGTAAGCAGTGGCAATGCTTTGCATCAACGCAATCGGATCATGTGTTTCTGTACGTCCTTTGTGCATGTTTTCCCTGATAGATATAACCTCTATAACCGTTTCCGCAATGGCACAAAGAATACACATGACTGGAAAGTCAATGAAGAACGAGAGACAGCAATCGATAAGGAACATGAGGAAGAAGTAAGTCATGTAGTCTCTATCTTTACTAATCGTTTGTCTCAACCCGAATGAGGTTGTCTTGAAATTGCCAAGCCTCTTACTCGCTTTTATGCCAGTAACAAGGTCGATAAAACTTGCAATATTTGGGGGAAAAGCTAAGGCTGCAGCAACAAGCAACCACATTGCTATTTTTGCATTATCTCCCGATAACAAATAACTAATAAATAACATTTTCATCAGATTATTCTCCTATCATTATCCGGAGCTTTTCGAGGTCTCCGAGGGTTTTACCATTTATTTTCATGAGCTTCATTAGCTCTGTCACCTTAATTTTTTTAAGCGTGATCTTCACTTCTTTTTCGTGGATCCTATTGAAAAACTCTTCACCCTTTTTGTTATGATCCTCAAAGTATCTGCGCAGTTCTTCGCTTTCCTTTATATCTTCGGCAGTCTCTTCCACATTCTTTTTACTCATGCGTTCTTGCAGACGTTGAGCTCGCTCTCGCATTTTTTTTAGTTCATCGTCCTCAAGACTTTCTTTAGCGAGCTTTTCCGATTTTTCTAATTCTTCAGATGCGGGCGCCAAGGCGAGCATGTTTTCCCACAACTTGCCTAATGTCTCTTCAGAGGCTTCATTCATCTTAAGTCCTTTTAGGACCATATAAGCGTTATACGCTACTAATGTTTTCATTCTTTCCTCTTTTATTTAATCGTTGATACTATAGACGCGTCTAGCACTTTAGCGCTATCGACGAAATCCTTGATTACAGTAGCTATTTCAGCAACGTTTTCCGCCAAGAAATTGGTGTTTAGCGTTCCACAATTTGAAAAGTTGGCCACTTGAGCATCATCCTTTTTTACGACTCCGCTTTCTAAACTTTGGAATCCTGCTGCATTAATAGTTACTTCAGCGATAAGATCGTAATCCCCGCTTGTGCCCTCAATAGCTACTCTGTAGCTTTGAGCGACGATTTTTTTTCCAATTAAGTTCATAATTCGTTTTTTTATGTTATTATAAATTGTTGAGTTGGTCTGTTATAATTGATGTAAAAACAAGTCCTCTATCGGTATTATTCGCTCCGGTACTTAAATAAACATCAACAAGAAAACTGTAGGAAGAATCCCAATTAATTAATCCGGTAAATCCCACCCAAGTGTTGCCATTTGCGGGCGTTTTTACTTGAAAAGTATATTTAGTGTTCACATTATAGCAGTTTGCTACTGTGTATGGGGCGGTAGTATATGTATTACCAACGACTACCGTTCCGTCTTTCTTTACGATGCGAGGAACAAGTCTAAACGAACAATAGGGCTCGTCAAAAAGAACATCTGAAGCATGTATAACACATATCTGAACGCCATAATAGGGCTTTTGATTCGCTGGCTTGCTACCAATCTGAATAGAGACAGACATGCCCTTCAGCCAATTAAATGCTTTGATGTTAACGACCGATAGCTGCGCTGAATTGGCGTTGAAGTTAAGAGGGATGAACCGGTTGGCCGAATAGTTAGATCCGGATAGGACCGTTATGTCATCGGGGATGCCAGTGTCTCCGCACAGGCATGCTATAATGCTTGCTGTCGAACCGTTATAAGCAGATAAGTACGATGCCCCTATTGATTTGTATAGACCGCCATAAGAAACGGCATTATTCCATGTCTGCCCGGAGTTGACCAATATCACCGTATTGCCGATGAATAGAAGAAATACGATTTTCCATGTCCCTAGCGAAGTGCCCGAGACCGAAGCCGAATTCATGAATTTCAAGACAAAATCAGAAACTTTTATGTCAGAACCCTCAATCACAGATAATGCAATTGAGGAAGTAACGTTATAATAGAGTTCACCGCCTGACACGGTAAGCGTTGCAGCAGGAGCCGTAGCCCCAGGTTTATATCCTTTGAAATCGCCCATACGGAATGGATAAGGGGCTTTGACCAATACAGCCTTAAAACTTTGTCCGAATAAGGCGGATTGAACCATCCATGTGGCGTGTGGTATCTTAAAGTTGAATTGATAAAAGTCAATATTCTCCCCATCTTCCTCTCTCCCTGCTAGCGATGTATCATTATTGGCGATGTCCGAACGTTCGTAAAAGAGATCGTTACGAGAGACCGGCTTCAACCGTGCCCATGGATTGACCAGGGGTGAACCAACTAAAGTGGCCACCTCTTTCGAACCTGAGCCAAGTGCCAAACCGATATCGTCTATAGAGACGGGGGCTGTTATTATTCCGTTACTATATGCCATAATATTATGCTGTTGCGAAGGCTGTGACGCCCCCTGTTACCAATAAATTAACTGCACTTCCGTCTGACTTGATAAGTTTCAGACAGTCATTCGTCGAATCGTACATAAGTCTTATACCTGTCGAACCGATTTCAATGTAATTAGCCGACTTAATGTTTCCATTTGCGGTGATTAAGCCGGCGGCTGACAGAGTCGCTGCGAGGTTGAGTGCATCCGAAAAATACCCATTACCGGAGACATGTAACTTATATGCAGGAGTTGCGGTGCCTATACCCATATTATTATTATGGTCTATTGAAAATACATTATTAGTACCATTGTGTCCTAGCATAAAGTTTCCACTGTTAGTATGAAAACTCCAAGAATTAGTAGATGTCCCACTATCCCCTGTATTATCAGAGCCACAAAATATAAGCGTATTCCATCCATTTTCTGCTTCATGTATCCTTATGCCCTCTGACCAGTTACCATTAACAGGACCTTTTACCGATAATGTCCCATCAACATCACTAGTCGCATCGAATGTCTGCCCATATATCTTTCTTGCCATCTGCAATTTTGTGGATGAATACGCATTTCCAGTAATGCTTATTCCCCAAGTCCCAGTATTAGTAACTGCTTGTGTACCATTTATTGTAACGGCGTTTCCTAATGGGTTTATATCTAAAGGCTGCCCACTATGAGACTGTATAAAATTTCGACCTGAAGCATTTCCTATGGCAAAGTTTCCATTTATTGGGTTATTTGAAGATGCAGAATCACATCTAAGAAATTGTGAAGCATGTACGCTATCTACCGTATCTGTATTACCTGCGCTAGCAGCATAATTAACAGATGCGTTGCCGATATCGGTTAATTGACTAATGGTATGGCTATGAATTGCAGCAGCTGCTCCAATTTCAGACAGCGACCAAAATATATTATAAGTACCGTCAAAACTTTTGCCTGTATTTCCGATCGTAAACGAGCGAGCTGTCTGCAATTTTGTTGCTGAAGCTACATTGTCTGTAGTATATGCAAGCCACTTTATATCTGACCATATATTACCATCTCTTCCAACCACTCCTATATTAAGTAGATCGTAAGAACTTAGTAGCCACTGACCATATGTACTACCACTGTATCCGCCACCTATTTTTACAAAAGCATAAACATTAGAATCGGTAACAGTATAAGACTCATTACTCCAATTTCTAATACATTCTCCTCCTAAAATATAACTAAATCCTATACCAATATCTTGTGAAGATATTTTACTAGCTAGTAAATCCTTTATTGATTTTACTGTTACCCCTGTATGATTCAAGTCATTATTAGAAAACAAATAAAAGGCATTATTTGCATTACCTGCACTTGCTGCATAATTAACAGATGCGTTTCCGATATCGCTTATTTGACTGATGGTATGGCTATGAATTGCAGCTGCAGCTCCAATTTCAGACAGCGACCAAGATACATTATAAGTACCGTCAAAAGACTTTGCCGTATTCCCTATCGTTATTGAGCGGGCTGTATTGAGCTTCGTAGCGGATGCGACATTTGAATCTGTGAAAGCTACCTGATGCCAATAATCCCAATTAGAGCCTGATGGCGAGTATCCTCGATACCACATTCCAGGATCATTTTTATAGCCTAAAGCCAATTGTGATCTTGTATCAAATTGCCCTACCGTCAGTAATGCGCCATAGGTACATGGTCTACCTCCTGATTGATCTGATATATAATAATTTCCAGGTCTTAATATAGAATTAAGAGAGTCTGATCCAGTAGACCCTAGATTTTTCATAAATCCATCACCATCTATTCCATCTAGTAAGTCAGCATCTAATCCTGATCCCGAACCATCATTTCCGGCATGCCATACAATATACGATGAATCACGACAGTAAATGTCGCCATCAATAATCATATTCATCGTACCATTGTACGATTTGAAGGCAATCTCGCCAGTTCCATCGTTAGTTATAAATCCAAATTCACGATTCCCTGGAACATTAGCACCAGGCCAAACTCCACCAACAGGCCTATAATTAGCTAAAGAAGTTACACTGGCTGCGTCCGTTATACCATAGCCCCCTAATGTACTAGGCTTATCCGTTATCTCTGAATAGGCGTAGCTAGGTTTGTTACTTGCTTTTGCCCATGCGTACACATCCGAGGCAGGCAGTGAAGCGGGTTTATCTGTTATCTCACTATAAGCGTAACTAGGCTTTGTTGCTGCCTTCGCCCATGAATACACATCCGAAGCGGGCAATGAACTAGGTCTATCTGTAATATCACCCCATACATGGCCATGAACGAGTGGAGCGTAATTTGCTAGCATCGCAGACAGGGATATCTGAGTGACGTAAGGCGACAAGGCTGTTGCCAAATGATTAGCTGCTATCTGTTGCGTTCCGGTATTACCCATGATAGACCATAGCGTCGTTTCGTCAATGCCCGATCCTCCGCCCGAAACTGCCCCGGCACCGTATGACGACACGCCGCCTGTAGCGTAAAAGTTTGCAGCGCTGCCGTCCGACTTTTGCACATAGAGGGAGTTATTGACGCTATCATATAATAGACTTATAGCTCCGATTGTTATCCTCGAAAAGAGTGGCGTACCGGTACTGGATAAATTTTGATTGATTGCGTCCAATAGCTCTTTGTTCGAGTGCGTATGTAGGCTCGACAGGTCAGGAGTACCCGAGATCTCGCTATATGAATAACTAGGCTTGCTTGCCGCTTTAGCCCAGGCGTAAACGTCTGATGCAGGTAGCGAGGTAGGGCATCCAGTAATTTCGCTGTAAGTATAGCTAGGCTTACTTGCCGCGAGCGCCCACGTACTTATCATATCATTCGTAAACTGGCTTAACTTTGTCGGTCTGTCGGTGATGTCTGCCCATGCATGAGAGTGCGATTTAGCAGCAGCATCCGTTATACCGTACCCGCTGAGAGTACTAGGTTTATCTGTTATCTCCGAATAAGCGTAGCTAGGCTTTGTCGCTGCCTTTGCCCAAGCGTACACGTCCGATGCAGGTAACGAAACGGGTTTATCTGTTATCTCCGAATAGGCGTAACTAGGCTTTGTTGCTGCCTTCGCCCAGGTGTACACATCCGAGGCAGGTAATGAGGCAGGTCTATCGGTGATATCTCCCCAAACGTGCCCATGATTTACCGGTGCATAGTTTGCAAGCAGTGCCGACATAGACGATTGCGTCACATACGCAGATAGAGCTGTTGCCAGGTGATTAGCTGCTATCTGTTGAGTGCCGGTGTTGCTCATGATAGACCATAAAGTCGTCTCGTCTATTCCTGATCCGGGACTTGATTCCGAAGCAGCGCCGTAAGATGACACACCACCGGTTGCATAAAAGTTTGCTGGAGTTCCGTCGGCCTGTTCTATATAAAAAGATTTATGAGTGTTGTCCCATTTTAGTACGCCAGATCCGATTTTGAGGCTTTCAAATGTGGGAGAATCTTTTGTCGAAAGGTTCTGATCAATCTGATCAAGGAATGATTTATTATCATGACTATGGCTATTTCCATTAGTCGAATTCCATTTCTTTATTAGGTCTTCAGTTATGCTATCAAGTATACTTTTATTGTCATGGCTATGGGAGCTACCACTTGTAGCGGTCCATTTTTTTGCAATATCACTAGCTAATAATGAATCTATCGTGAATTGGGCGATATCATCTAATGATATTTTTCCCCATTTATCAGCGAATGTCTTTTGTGCGGGAAATAAAACCCCCTCGCTCCCCGACAGAGTCGGGAATTCAAGGAGTCGAGGGGGTAAAGTAAAATTTGCCAAATCCGGCACATCGATATTAAGATCCTTAGGAAGTTGAGTATTACGTTGCAGGTTAAGATAAGCATCTGTCTCGGTATATTTATAGGTGAAACTGAATCCGCCTACCTGGTCGAGATCGTTATATGTATCTTCCGATTCTATGATAACAATTTTTCTAGCTTCTCCATTTGAATAGATGAATTTATTCAAAGAAGGGAAAAAGTCTTGCATCCACTGTCGTTCATACGTTGTTAAATGCCCGGTGTACTTTTTGTGCTTCGAAACAGTGTCTACCCGATATTCTTCATTTGTATCGTCGATTTCTACGAGGTTATGTGTATGCTCACCGGTGAATTCTTCTTCACCATAAGCCCGGAACGTGTCGACGCCACCAAGAGAGTTCGTGAAAAGAACCCATTGCTCATTTTCCGATTTCGCATTATCCGCTACATATCGCTGTATATAAGAAAGTACATTCCCTGATGCATCCTCATACCATACATCATAAAATGCGGGCAATTTCCCAAACATTCCATATACTATTCCGTATTGAAGTGGTACCGTTACTGCGGTTCCTGCATCCATCGATACGATCGTTTTTGTCTCTGAAGTAGCATCCTGGTAGGTTGCTTTAATTTGCATCTTTCCAGGGACTACCGCATAATAAGTAAGATACTCAGGAGTATAATACGTGACTTTCTTCACCGTAGGTTGCCAAGTGAGAAAATTGCATTTTAAAAATTCGGAAGGCGTGTCGCTTAATTGACTGACACCAGATCGGATCGCCACAAAAGTAATATCTGTAGAGCCATCAGAATCAGTTAATGTTGCGGTAAAAGTTGCAAAAATACTATTCTGGAGATAGTACGAGGTCGCTTCCTTTAGTGTGAAACTAAGTTGATTATTGAGGATATCGCCTATTTTTATCGTCACGGATCCGGACGTTCCCGGATTGAAACTTTGGGATAATATCTGCTCATCACCTTTTTTCAACACAAAGGTTAACTCCTTTGTTGTCGCGACGACAAAGGGATTGATATTCCCAGTGAGTGACAAGATATCCGGTTTGTTAACGACATTCATATCTTTGTTTTTTATACAAAAATAAAATAGCCAATGCCCCTCACAAAGGACAAATCACCCCTTTATGACTTCCCACCAGAAGTTGTGTTTTTCATAACTATATTCTCTATTCTCTCGATCGTTCGGATCTGATGTTAGCGTTTCGGTGACGTAGAACTGTTCAAAATAATGCACCCCCGGTATATATTTCGAAGTGGCAGCTGGGGGATATATCGTTTTCATTTTTGTGGTTCTATTATCCATATAGTCACTTTGTGTCGCTTCCGTAACGCTATTTTTTGTTGTCCATGAATATCCGGGTTCATCGACAGCTATAATTTCGTTATAAGTTTTAGCTATTACTGTTGGAGTATGATTCTTGGTGGTATAGAATTGACTTTCTACAGGAGATTCTTTGCCTCCAATATTAAATTTTAGTGTATCAATAAATAATTTTTGTCCATGGTAAAGAAGTAACTTCTGGGCTTTAATATTCATCTTCAATTCTGCTGGTAGTAGCAGGCTGACTTTGACGGAATGTTTGGAGTTGCGAATAAAATTATCAAATACACGATAGAACTTTTCAAATATACCATCCGGCCCATTATAATATAATGTATAGTCGAACAATTTTGTTCCATTATAATAATTCGCGCATAAACCAAGAGGGTAATTATCTCTATTGTGATAGAATGCCAACATTGGCTTTTGATCGGATGATGAAGAAGATGATTCGGACGATGAAGAATCCGTATTTGATAACACAGAATTAAGTGCTTGGCTTTCCCCTATGTATATGGCTGAAAAGATAGGATACCCATTTGGTGACGCTTTTGTGATTGGTGATTTATCTGGGACCGATATCTCATATTCTTTAAAGTTTGAATCCTGATAATATCCTTCATTGCATTCCATCGTCTTTGTCTTATCACTCACTCCAGTCAAGTCGTCTTTCCCATAGCGATACCAGTTCGAGTCGTTTGGATCGATGACGCTGTGTGGATATTTTGACTCAAGTACTGAAAGAGATGATACGTCCGATGCACTGGAACTATCTGTCACTTTATCTTCACTACTTATTTTTACGGCCATATATTTTTCCGGGAAAGTAATTTCGGGTTCCGATGTAGCGTATGTGGTGATATCTATTCCTGAGTCCGTAGCCATTATATCGTTAAATAGTTCGATATCCATTGTCTTTGATACTTCATCCGGGATAAATTCACAGCAGAACTTTTTTCGGAATAAATCGAGTATCACGGATATCTTACAGTTAGGAACGAGATCCGCAATTCGAATGTCTCCATTGACTAGGGAATCCATTGTGTTATTAACAAAGACCATGTTTGTAAATGGCAATGTTTTTGTGAAAAAGTTATCTTTCAATGTATAGCCCAAGTAAGTGAATATTCGTTGCAATAGATAATTGGCCCGAATAAAGGGAGTGATGTAATAACCAGGACCAAGTGCTACAGTGTCATCGCCAACTTTTTCAGTTCGACTCTTTGCATTATAAAAATCAGAATTGTCAGAGGGCGCATCAACGAAGATATCATTACTAAAGTAACCCCATCGGTTGAGAAACTTATATCCTTTGCTTTGAAAGTAATTGATACGTCTAGTAAAATTAGTACCGTCCACTTCGCTGTAATCGATAAGTACCGGGAAGATAGCGTAGTTTGGATTATTTCCACTTATAAGTGTTCGGCAGAAAGCGATGCCTTCTTCTACGGTAGTTACTCCATGTATCGATTCGGTGCCGAAGACATCTTTCAGATTAAGGTCGGACAGCTTGGTATAGAAGGAGCCTTCATTAAGATAAAAAGAAGTCGAGATATTCTCCTTTTTTTTCGACGATAGTATGGCTTGTCTGCAGACCATATAAAAATCTTTATCGATGATCGCCGCATCGATATTGGCCTGTTGTTTGATTGTCGCTGCTAGATCTTCTTGATAGGAGAGGAGTGCCCGGTTATATTCGCTTGCCGGTATATTGAGTGGCAAGGACTGTTCTCCATACGTGTTAAAAAAAGGATTCGGTCTTTCTATTTCGATCGCTGTGTCTGGAGTCAGTTGGTATGGTTTGCCAGATGCTATATGTATTATTTTCATTTGCTACCTATATTTCTTGATTTATTTCTTAAGTTTTGTTGTTCCTCAAGTTCGGTAAGGACTACCGTAGCATGTATACCGGCACTAAGTGTGTCACTGAGTTGTTTCGCCGCTTTCTCTAACCCGGACGTGTCACCTGGTACCAGAGTTGGTATGCTATGATTGTCACTTATGCTTCCCCCGCTGGAACGGCCGGACACTTTGCTTTGTATTACTTTATTGAAATCAAGCGTTTTGATGCGTCCTGCTTGTTGTGCCTGGTCAAGAACGGAAAGGAACGGAGCTATCGTGGGGTTAGTAACAGCTGCATTGCTGGCTATCCATTCTTTCGACTCTTCACCTTCGCCAACAATAACTGTAGGCTTATCAACAAACCCTCTTTTATCCGGATCATATTTTGCATTGAAGATTTTGCCATCCTGTTCGCGCTCGACTAAAATGCTACCGCCACTTTCACGACCGGTAGCTACACGTGACACCGAGGACCCCGAAGTCGTTCCTTCTGCCGTAAGTCTTTTTACACGATTCCTTGCAGCTACCGCTTGCACTAGCTGCATAGTCCCTACGGCAGATACCATTGTCGCAGCTATTGCTCCTGCGATTGGTCCTAGCTGAGCAAAAGCTTGCATAACTGCTAAAGCGGTTGAAGCACCTATCTGATTAATTTTAACTATAAAATCAATATCTGCATATTTTTTCTGAATGTCGAGTTTCTTTGCTTCCTTTTCTTTTTCGAGTTTTTCCTGTTGCTCCGAATTTCCTTCAGCTGCTGATATTTCGGCATCATACTTAGCATCAACTTGGTCCATTTCGGCTTGTTGCATCTCCTGTATGACATTGGAAAAAAGATTTACGTAATATTGAGCCATCTGCATATATGTCTCAGCCGTTTTTTGCAACTTCAATCGCTCGGCTTCTTGGTGAGTCAGTACACCTTCTTTCTCATGCTTATTTATTTCAGCAATTTGATTTTCAAGTATTTTATGGTATTCTTGAATACCATATTTTTGTCGAATCTCAAGAATCTTTTGTTGATGATCCTGCTCGAGTTTCTCTTTTGCATTGTTATAGGCAGCATCCAGAGATGTTTGGCTCATCAAAGGAGCACCCGTTTTTGCGGCATTATCGTTATTCGACTTGATATAAGCTTTCCCAGCATTATACGTCGCTTCTAAAGCGGCCTTTTGTAAGTAGTGATCTGCCTCTATCGAGTTACCACCACCCATATCATTAAGCTTATCGAGTGACTCTTTGTAACCGGATGTGAACTTCTTGACTATTTCCATTCGAGCGTTGGCTGCATCGGTGTCTGCTTTGATTATTTCTTGATTGGCTGCAGCAACGGTGTCTTTTTTCAACTTCCCATTTTTCAGCTCTTCCGCGTTCACCAATTCGAAAAAATTCTTTTGAACTTGTAGCCGACATTCAGCTGCTCCAGATTCGATGGCTAGAAGTTGGTTGTCGTGGTTTTCCTGAGTGATCAGTCCATTAGCGAGTTTATTATCGTTTATCGCTTTTTGACTAGCGACTTCTTCTTCTACATTTTTCAGATCCTCTTCTCTATATTTTTGTAAAAGAGCTATTTTGTTTTTATCAATATCCGTTTCAGCTTGAGCTTGTTTTGTTTCGGCTTCCACCAATTCTTTGTTATAGGCCGCACGTTTTTTAATATCTTTCGTCGATGTGAGATAAGATTGCAGATGAGCTATTCGATTTTTGTAATATTCAACATCGCTTTGAGAGGTCGAAATATTTATTTGCTCTTCCATCAGTTCTCGGTCTTGCCCATATTTCTTAATAGCGTTTAGCTCTTTTTCGTGGGCCGATTGCATGTTTTCGAGCTTGATCTGATTTGGATCTACTGTGTTTTTCTTTATTTTTTTATCTTTAGTAGGTGTCGTGTCGAATAGCGATAAGTCGTCTTTAGGAGCAGTAGGTACTGCTTCATTTGCTGCTCCAGCCATCTGATCAAGTTTTTTCCTTGCATTCTCTTGCCACCTTTCGAAGACTTTAATACTGCCTTCCGTTTGATTCAATTTTTTCTGAGTATCGTCAATGGTTCTTTGGTAGGCATCAGATTGACTATAGTCTTTACCCCCACCAACGACGACAGCACCGGCAGAACTGTTCATTACTACTGCATTTTGGGCAGGGGTTTTATCCTCAATGCCTCGGCGTATTTTGTGCATCGTTTTGTAGCGATTGAGTGTTTCCTGTTGTATCTCCTGATCAGTATACAGCTTTTTAAGTTGATCTCCTGATGCTTCTAGTATTAACTTTGCACGGAGCTGTCGCAAATAGCTTTTTAATGCACTTGTATTATCATTAATCAATTTCCCTTCTTTGGTAAGGGTAGCATGATAGCCCGGAGCTATCTTCTTTAGCTCCGCCAAAGCATTATAACGTTCCTGATATGATAATTTGGAATCGTGCACGGTCTTTGACAATTGTTCGACAGTCGCTTTTTCTTCAGCATACTTTTTATTGATTTCTCCACTCACACGCATTGCATCTTTTTGCGCCTGAGTGAGTTCTTTATTCTTAATTGAAAAATATATGAGTGCCGCCCCTGCTGCTATTATGGCTGTCGCGAGTAGTATCCATGGATCGGTTTTGGAAATGGCCGTAAAAGCGATCCACGCTTCTTTGGCTTTCTGAATATCACCGCTCAATAACATCATCGCAGCTCTAAGAAGCAACATGGCAGACGTAAGGGCCCTACTTACTACCGAAGATGCTGCTTCTGTTGTTGCAAAGGTTCTTTGCGCTATGCTTGCTTCAGTAGTCCGTAATGCTACCAGTTTAGTTGCTGCGGATAAGGCATTGGTGTATATTGTCCGAATAACAAGTACTCTATTGCCGGCCGAAACGAGCATGTTGTGATATCCCATATACATGTTATGTATCTTCATAGCGGCATTGTATAAACCGTATGCAACAGTTACGACCCCGAGGGCTCCGGCTACTATTAGTAAACCTTTTCTATGTTCGCTGGCCCATACCAACTCTTTGGCAGACCAGACAAGGATTTGTTGTGTCAAGGCTACATATTGGGCTTTGATAGGACGTAGTTGATCTCCTAGTTTTACTTGTTCGTTGGCAAGCTCTGCCGTTCGTTTCTTAGCGGCATCGGCGGCAGACACGTAATCACCCCCGGCTTTTTGTATTTGCTCATCTATTGTTTCGTTGAGCCCGAGAATATAGTTGCCGTTTGTTTTTATGTTATTCTTCAGTTCCGTGACGTTAAGTCCTAGAGCGGCAAGTTTTTTAGTCGACTGTTTTCCGATGCCTGTAATGATAGCATCGGCCAGTTCGTTAAAGTCGCGTCCCGTCTGATTGGCACGTAGATGAGCGAACTCCAGATATTTTGAAAGATTTTGCAACGGTATACTGAAGGTGTGAGCCAGGTTGGCCTTTTGCATAAGCTCGACATCGGTCATCGTTCCATGAACCGTTTTGCGCAGATTGTCGAGGAGTCCCGGTTCGTTAAGCCTTGCGAAAGCTTTTTTTATACCATCCGCTTTTGCCGAAACGCCGACGGCTTCGTTTGCGAACGATTTCATTTTTGTGATGTATCTGTCGAACAGTAGTGCTGCCTGATTTCCTGCTACATTCCCGATCACGTTGAAGACGTTGAACTTTTTGTACGAATCGGATAGCATTGATGACACTTTTCTCCCGGACAATGTAAGATTGTCCATTTGAGAACGCGTCTTTTGTAAGTCTGCATTGAGTTTTTCCCATTCTTCCGGATGCAGACTTTTTGAGGTATAGTCAAGTTGTCTTTGCAGGTCCTTTGCATGAGACTTCAGCTGAGACATAGAGAGGTTCTCCAGTCCCATTTGCTTTGTGAGTTGCGCCATCTCAGATCTATTTTTCGAGATGGCATCACTATTTCTTTTCATCTCAGCGCTTAGCTGATGATATTGGTCTGAGTCTTTTTTGCCTGCAGCTTCTAGTTGTGTAAGTATAGTCTTCAGCTGCTTGTTTCGATCCGTAAGCTCGTAAGAACTTTGTTTGAGCTTATTCATTTCTTTCTCTGCTCCGGAAGCATCGAGAGAAAGAATCCACTTTATTTCATCTTCAGAAAGTCTTTTGCCCATATCGGTATATCTTTACTTTTTACAGTAAAAATAGCCGGTATGGGCAAAATCTTAAAGTACAAATACGTTATGCTAACTCCACATCATAGCAATAACGGGGACTGCTAAGAATGGCGTTATGATAACAGATAACAGATAAGCGCATTTGGCTTTATCTCCGTGCCATTGATAAGGGACCAAGAAAAATGCTAATATCAAATTGGCTACGATCCAAATAAGGGCTACACCAAATATCGTTAATAAGAAATCCATATCTTTTCTTTTTTTGTGCTAAGATAAACAAATAAGACTTTACATAAAAGGATCATGCGTATTATTTCGCTACAAAACTGGATAAATCCATTCTTATCGCTCGGATGTCGCGAAGCATGGATATCAGTTTCGCCATGTCTATATCAACAACGGATAGCACGTTTTCGTTTAAAAAATATCCACTGACTTCGTCCAATAGTTTGATATAATATTGTGCGAGCTCTCCATCGTCTTCTTGGTACCGGGAAATCGTTTCTTGTAACTTCTCCGGCAGATTGATATTAATCTTTCTCTCCATCTTCGTCATCCTCCTTTTCTTTTGGTTTCCCATATTGATTGAATATGCATATCACATCTTCATTACTATATCTAAGATAGATGGAGTTGATGTCGTTGTAGTATGATGTCTGAAAGTATTTATCAATTTTCATGTTTCCGGTGCCGGATTTGAATGCAGAGGACTTGAGTGTGTTAAAGTTGTCTGATATCTTTTCGTATGATTCTTCGAATGTCAGACATTTTTGCGCGCATTCTTCAAAGCATTTTTTCATTTCTTCGAAAGCCCGGTTAGGGGCTTTGCGTTGGTCTACATATTCGATGATTTTTCCTTCGTGGGATATATTAAGAATACTCATTTGTTACCTCCTCTCTTTGCTTTATATACGCACCAAGCAAAAGCAGGTATAACGTATGGTATTATCAGACTGATGGCAAGTGTGTATACGGACAAAGAATTGAAGGCATCGCTTTTAGTCTTTATCTTGAATTCTTCTGGCACATAACGATTGTAAAATTTGATAATCTCGGCACGGACAAGGTGCCAGTTGATTCTTTTAGCTCTCTTGGCTGGAGCTGGGAGAAGGAGCATTCCCATTTGATTTGTTTTCATAACTGTGGGCGTTTGACATTTTAGACAGAAAAACGGCTGCCATTCCCCGTCGTCAAACGTCCACAGATTCATGCCGGAGCACAAAAAAATGAAAGGAATAAGCAGCCGCCATATTTTACGGCCGGGCATAAAAAAAGCCCGACGTTGTATGTTGAGCATTAACCGCGCTCTGCGACACGAAATCGTTCGTGGACGTTTGACTGGGACAAATATCGAAAGAATATTTGAGATAGCAAAGGAAAAGGCGAGATTTTTCTATTTTAATAATGTACTCCAATCAATTACCTCAGAATAAAGATTTAAATATAAATTTTTATCAGGTATTTCAGGATTATATGCTATGTCCTGCGAATAAGCTACCAAACATTTAGCAATATTCAATGTCAAATCCTCTTTAGATGCATTGCAAATCGTATATTTACTTCTCATCTTTTTTGTAATGTCTTGTGCTCCTACCGAAATTTTATTAATTACATTATGAACTTCTGAATTGCCAATAATATCTGTTCCTTTTTCATCGCTAAAAGTTACTGTAATTGATATTATATTATTACTAGCGCCATTTGGAACATAGTATAAAGAGTCTTGATATTCAGCTAAGAGGTCCGATATAAAAAGAAATGATTTTTTGTAATTTGGATTATATTGCAATGAGAATATTTTATCAATGTCTCCTTGACATTTGGCATTGTCAAGTGTTCTAAATTCCCCACGAGAATTGAAATATATTTCATATAGTATTCCGTTTAATATGTGATTGTCTCCTTGTGGTGTTGTATAAGACTTGATGTTGTTATCTAATTTATCTATGAATATTTGTGCCTCATAGGAATTTCCATCAGATGCTTGCAAAATATTTCTACCTAAAACAAACTGTTCGTTAATATCGGCATTAATATTCTTTGCAATTTTTGTTATAGCTTCTTTTTGTATTCCCCAATCATAAGATTTTAGTCCATTAATAATATCATCAAATGGAGAACCGTGATTTTTGTATTTGTAATCCTTTATAGCCTCTTCGCTATAGGGAAGATCTTTATAAGAGATTCCGCCTTTATTAAAGCAAAAATCTCCTATCAAAGAAGTATGCTCCCATGAAACCTGTTTACCTTCAGTTAATGAATACACTGTTTCTCTCACTTTTTTAAAAAAATTCTCCACAGGTAAATGTTTCTCTTCCAAGTGAGAAATAAAAGCACTTGCGTATACACCATGATTGGTTGGGCCCGAAGAATTATCCAATGCCGTCTCACCAGGTGATGTGGAATATGCGATAATGTATCCTTTCGTTACTTTGATTGGTGCAAGAGTACATGCTCCTATACCTCTAGTCCCTTTAAATGGATTATTTCGACAGGCATCAAGTATGATGATTTTTATTTGGCAAGTGGATTTATCAAATATCTCGATTATTTCATCCAATGTCATGCAATAAAAGGTACAATTAGATTTTTCTTTACTAGAAAAGGGGCAATCAATAGGTGCAATATAGTTTTTGTTGTCTATTTCAAAGGCATGTCCAGCAAAATAGAAAATGCCTATTTCAATATTCTTTATGTTTTCTTTTAAATTTTCTTTGATTGCTGCAATATCATCACGCTTAAAATTTGTTCTTATATCTGTTTTATATCCTAGCTTATCAAACATTTCTTTAATACCTTCTGCATCGTTTACGGCATTGTTTAACTCATTTCCAAGATAGTTATTATTACCGATTAGTAACGCATAAGTATTTGTTTTGGAAAGATTCTCATTCATAGTTTTACAATTGATTAAAATGTTTATGCTTAAAGATTATTTAAAATATATTTGGCAGCACCCCCATATCCAGGGAATAGCCTGGCTGAATCATAACCTGATGTCTCTAAATAAGTCTTTAGCTCGTGATAATTCTCGACTGGGATATATATTTTATATAGTGGATTGCCATTCTTTGTATTTGTTATTATAAGTTCAGAATTCTTTTTAATCAACTGATCTAAAGGGGCTCTATTAGTATGCATTTCAAAATCCCTTCCTGTATTTGTTATTTGCCACAAGGTGAAAACTCCTTTTTGTGCACATAAATTAGGATTACTATTATATTTTGGGACAGTAATTTTTAATCCCGTCATATCGAATTTGTTATTTACTACAATCTCTGTATTTAATGCCCATATTACTATGTTTTTAGGATGGTTATCTGTTTTATTTAGCATGTAACCAGATACGGCAAAATATAGTGCAACATTAAAATCGAAACTCCAATCAAGCAATCTTGTATATATTCCATAATGTTGAGCTAAGCCTGCAAGTTCAATATAATTAAGTGGTAGCCACTTCTCTATATTATCTAGCTCTTCTTGTAAAGGTATCTTGACCGCTGCTAAAGATCTAAGATCGGTTATGTCTGGAATATATAAACCATTGCGATCACATTCTCTAAAAAACATGCTAAGTAGTATATATTCTGAAGTAATTTGATGATATTCTATGGACAAGTCAAAAATGTCTTTTGAAAATTCAGGAATGAAGTTCCTTATTATTCTCTCAATGTTTGTCCGATTTTTTTCTCGCAAAGAACTTGGTATGAGAGAATATTGATCCGAAGGTTCTCCTCTGAAAATAAAATTTTCATTTCGTAAATGAAAATATTCACCTCCATACGAAAACTTTGAAATAAAATCTTTAGCATCGGTACAATGAATTTCTTTTAATATATCATCCATGATAATGTGTTTATAGTATAAGTGGAATTAATATAATAAGCCGTTTTAAGTGACTACTCCTTTTTTGTTTATCACAGGGAATCTTTATCTGTTATAATTGTTTGTTCTTCGTTATTAACCCATTCGACGCCAGATAAATCGGCTCCACTTTGTTTAAGAACTGTTTTTTGGGAGGAATAGATAAATGCTCCTTCCAAAACAGCCTCTTCTAAAACAGCCTCTTGCAAAAAGGCCTTTTCTAAATGGGCTTTTTCTAAAAAAGCATTTTCCAAATGAGCTCGGAATAAATGAGCCTTCTCTAAATTAGCATCATGCAAAATAGCACTTTCTAAATTGACATCGAACAAATAAGCTTTTTCTAAATGAGCCTTTTCCAAATCCGCTCCTTCTAAATGTGCTCTACTCAAATTTGCTTTATAAGTAGAAAATGGAGTTATATTACTGCCGTCTGTAGTTTTAAACAATAAATTTAATATTGTTTGTACTTCATTTGACACTGTTGGATGTTTTTCTAAATAATCATCGGAAGTAGTAAGCGTCCTGATATGAGAACATAGAATGTCAAATACGGGTTTCGAAAATTCATCTGGAAAATCTTTTGCTAGAAAGCATAAACTATAAGCCGCTCCGGTTCTGGCTGATTCATTGTCATTACCTAATAATTCGATGCCTTTCGAAAATCTGCTATCACGTTGCGACTTGCTTTGTAGCTCAATTTGTGCCTGTTGTTTTTCAAGTTGTTTTTCTTGGTTCTTCGTCCTCTTTTGGTTCTGGTATATATTGAATGCAATGCCTATAGCACCAAATAAAGCGATCCACACTGTGAAGAAATCCTTTCGATCGGATATCCCGAAAGTGTATAGGTCGCCGAGATATAATGAGGTGCTATAATTAATAAAGACACCTATAAAAGGGCTAAAAAAAAGGACAACAATAATACAAACCCATTCTTTAAATGATGGCTTTAATTTAAATGGAATGGTAAACTTTGTTTTCATGTATTGAAATTTGAAGTCAAATGTAGAGGAAATTTATTTCTTATCAAAAACTCAAGACGAAAATTTTACAAGGAAATGACATTTAAGAAAGAAGAGGAACAATCGGCGTACGATGTTCCTCTTCTCAAACGGCTTAAAATAGCTTAATTAGATCGACATACTATATTCATAATTATAGGTGCCTATATATGACAATACTCCCCCCTTATAATCCTAAAAAAATAGGGTGTCGTAATTAACTTTTACTTAATAAATGATTTTATTTACCATGACACTGATTCCATTGTTTTCCACTACCACAAGGACATCTATTATTGCCATGTTTTATCCATTCAACATGAATTTTTTGGTATTTATCTATTAGTTGAGCTTCATAAACATAATCAGTATTGTGGTTTGATGGCATTTGAAACGTAAATTTCGTACTTTTATCTGAAGATGAGATGGCAAAGTCACCTCTGGATATTACATCCATACCGATAAGGATGTCAGCATCTACAATTTTCCCTTCTGAAACCCAAACTCCAGGTATCAAGATATTATTGGGAAGATACAAATTAATCAAATATGCGAAAGTATCATATGGACCAGAGGCTGTTTCAACATGGATAGGGCGAATAGGTTGTAGCTTTAGTCTTTCTATTACGTTTTTGGTTACAACAATTCCCATCGCACCAGTATCCCATATTGATTTATATTGAGTAATATGGGGAAAATTTTTATCTCTCTTTTGTGGGTCAAAGGCTTCACTAGCACCACAAAGAGTAGTTAAACAACGTTCTTCTTTAGAACATATTTGGGTAAATGAACTTATTTTCATTACGCAAAACTCACTCTTGAATGAAACGTCTGAGTGTAAGCTCCTTTTCCTTCCGTACATTCTTGAATAAGAAATTTACCCGCTTCGTACTTTTTACTTGCTTCTTCAAAAGCATCTAATGCATTGTCATAATCACCTATAACATTGTCACCTACAATAACAATATATCTATTGTTATACTTTTTAAGCAACTCATTTTGATGCTTCAGGTAATATTTAAATTCTCGTTCAAGCATAATATGTGACTCAAAACTTTCTTATTTCATTAGAAATGATTACAGTCTTATTTTTTATAAACTCTGCAGTTGTATTCTTTACTGCTGAATTTTCACTGAACAATTTTGCACTATAAGAATTTGTTCTTAATTCAGTTTTTGGATTATATCCAGTGCTTGATATTTTACTTAAAGCCATAGTATTAATTTTCATGTCGCCAACCTTCAAAAGTTCTATTATCATTCAATGCCATTTGTTGAACAATCCCTGGCTGAAGTTGGATAGTTGTCTTTGATAATGTCCCTTCACTAACAAAAACATCAGTTCCTCCTTCTAAAGATTCAATTAATCCTCGCCTAAATGAATAATGGGCATTATCTTGATTACTTAAATAGATATTAGGATTATAGGGATTATCCAACTCTAATTCCTTGGAAATATCGTCATATATCGCTTTAATAACGGTATATTCTTCCATTGTTGGTTTCTCTATCGGCAATCCCAAATTTTCACTTGCTTCTTTTCTTCGTATCGAATAATCATGGCTACCAGATTCACTACAGAGGAATTTAATTATAGCATTTTCTTTATCGTGTTTAAGATGCTGTCCTTTCATCAATTTCCTTGCTAACATTTGTATCTGACTTTTTGATTTATAAACCTGTCCTAATGTTAATGGATGAATTTTTTCAGATAATTTAAGCAGTATCTCTGTCATATATTTCTGATTCGTAATTCCAAAATCCTTTTTAGCCATATTAATGTAAGCGTTTACATGTTCTACACTTACGGGAACTTTTGCATTAGGGTCTTGTTGTAATCCTGGTATCGCTGGATTTAATGGGCCATTTACACTTGGGTCAATTGGTCCCAACATAGCTTGTTTTGTCATAACAATATTATTTGATCCCAAACAAATTAATGTCCCTGAGCTAAAACAATTAGATGGTATAATTACTTCAAAATTTTTGCAGAAGCTTTTAATCAAGTTTACCAAACTCCAAGCCGTTAGTGTGTTCCCTCCATTTGTAAATAGATATAAGGAAATTTTGTCTGTATCGCCTATTTTATCTAAATGCTCTGATACTTTTGGAAGAATGTCATTAGCAATCTGTGTTTCAAGTCCTTGTCTTGAACCTGTAACATAAACTAACAATTTGGAATTGCGATAATGTTCTAATTGTTTATACAATTCTAATCTGTTCATCCTCATATGCATATAATTACTTTGCAAAAATATATTATTTTCTGTATTATAGAAAATAATATAAGAGAAAATTACGAATAAAATACCAAAAAACTGAGTTTTAGCAAAATCTTTAGTATGGGTAATTTTAATTTTCGCGCATTATGACAACACCATATTTTTTTAAGGTCAGCTATTTCTTTTCCCATTGCGCTAAATAGGCTAATTTAGCGCAGAATATTCGGTATTCTCTTGATGTATTACCTGCTATTATTTTTTCTCCCTCAATTTTTAGAATTATTTCTGAATGCGTTTTCATCTTTTTTGAAGGCTTTGGAATAACATCGATTTCCATATGTTTAGGAGACTTTATGTGTATATTTCTAACGTCTTTTGCAACTAAAGAAGCATACCCTGCGTATGAATCTTCTGGATTTCTCGGTTTAAGAGTCTTAAGATACTTAAGGTCATGTTCAAACTCTGGTAAATCTTTTCTAAGAACTGAAACTCCATCTTCTCGTTTAGAGTTATTAAGGATTATCAAAGTAAAAGCATAAGGTGATAATCGATCATCATCAAAAAAGGAAGGAGAATATAACGATCTCACTAATGTTTCAGAATCTTTTATCTCTCCATCCATTATGCTACTGACTTCATCACTTTAATTAATTCATCGATAGAAAAAGGTATATCATCTTGTCCATGTAGGGTTTCATCTTCAACGAAATATGAAAAAGTACTATTGTAAATATTTATCCCTGCATATTTTGACGTTGATTTTAAATCTAAATATAAATTTCCATCCAAATCAGGGAAAATAGCCCATTTGTTAATATCGTGAATGTCCATTTTTCCCAACAAGTTTTCTAGCCTAATGAGAACTTCCCTGTTAACAGGTTTAGCGTAAAACCCATCCCATCCTTCATCTAATTTAGAAAGGTAATTTAATCTCCTATAAACTTTAGAATATATAGTTTGAAAGTTTTCGGATGGATTCTGGATGCTATAATGATTTATATCATTCATGATTTCGTACATCTTAATAAAAGATTGATCGTAGGAAATATTATTATCGGTATTGTTATTTTTATTACTTTCTGTATTATCAATCTTTATACTTTCAGTAATAGTTAATAAATCTCTTACCGAATTTGTCATTGCTATATCATCCTTAAATGACAAGTTTGGGATTCCACCACAAGCCAAAGAGAGCAATATACTTTCAATCATCGTAATATTGGGGATTTAAAGATTTTAAAAAAGCAGGTTCTAATGTCGAGACAAATAAATCTTTATTTGAATCATGTCCCTCTTTTATTTCGTTTTCAATATTATCCAAAAAATAGGGGGTCGCGTATTCTCTATTAGTATCTACATCAATAACAGATCCTAATAAATTTTTCCCTGTTACGGGATCGTTATAATTAGCGCTGTTATAGAATTGTATCACACTATAAAAATCGTTATTTTTAATGGTTGAACGGATAAACTCATTTATAGGACTATATTTCTTGTCCATTTCTAGTTTCATTGTGATTTTATCCTTGATGTCTCCTTCAAAGAAATCTAGATATCTTATTCCGAACCTTGTAACTCGACTTATAATTTGGGTGTTCGCACATATTTTTTTAATGACTTGCATAAATATTGATGAAAAATCAGTCCATCCTATATAAGGTAATTTAGAGCCTATGTCTATAACATTAGTGCCTATTTGAATAATCGTTTTTTCTCCTTCGATTTTGTATAATGGTTTGTATCGTAATACAGGGTTAGATTCACGTACGGCAGCAGGTAACTGAGATTCAGGAAGATTTTGGACTCTACCTTTATACATATCCAAAATTTGACCATAAATAACGCCAAAGACTGCATTACTATCCATTGATGTCTCAAATCTTATTTCAATTGTAGAATCTATGATAGGACACTTCTCTATTGATTTTAATCTTCTATTATTCATAAATCGGTATGACTAAGGATATTATCGATATTTATGTGTATTATCTTTATATCGTTTTCGACTGCGAAGATAATAATTATATTACTATTACTATTATTTTATTGACTTTTTTTATTAATAGACTTATCAAAATGAATTAAAAATACTTCGGATTATGTGTTTTAGAGATTTGCTTTTATAAGTTTATCTGCAATTTCCCTCTTGATATCTTCTGTTAATCCGTATTTCAGATCTCCGATGGTCTGATGGTACAATCTTCCCCATATTACTCTATTATAGAGCGCTAAGCGACGACGAGTCCCTATGTCCTGACGTGAGAATCTGATATCCAATAATCGCAGATAGGTAAATATATTAAAGCTATACCAGATATTTAATCCGGATCCGGATATATTATATGGATGGCTTTCTAAAAATTTAGCCATATTGCCTGCTCTTTCCGAGGTAAAGTTCTCTCTCAACACTCGGGCTTGAGTGTCATAGATAAAAGCTGCATCACGTCTAAGTATTTGATGGATGAAGGTTTTCTTTATAGCATCTTCAGTAATCATTTAGCTTTGATTATTCATCTTTTTATGTCGAATATTTGACCTTTTAAGTTAAACATGAAGCTCCATCCAACGGAGGCCAATTCACTCGAAACGAATGGCTGTATTTGTGTCGTTCCGTCTATCATGCGTAACCATGGGCATTGGTCCTTGAAAAGATTTCCACGAAGCTGATTGATAAGACTAAGACTTTGATCCGAAACGATCATGTGTTCTACAAGGTCCGCGTCTCGATTTTCTTTATAAGCGATTGTACAAGCTATTTTTATCGTGTCATTGATATTGCCTTTTTGATCTTGCGTAGATTCTATATCGCCTACCTCAACGAATAAAAAATTACCAGTCATTGTATCAATACGAGCTTTTACCGCGTCAAAGTTCTGCCCGAAGACAAATCCCTCTATATTGGGCAATCGATCTTTGGATCCGGAGTTGTATTGCTCGAGTAGCTTCGTATATTCCGGATAATTGCTACTACCGTTCGTGAAGGAAGCTATTACTCCATCCTTAGATGGAAACTGAGCAAAATAAAGAAAGATATCCTTGATTTCCATATTATTTAAGTATTTCTTCGATTATGTTAATGGGAAGTCCGCTTTCCTCTTCTATCTCACTCATCTTCATTTGATAACTGTGCATCGTCTTAATAGACTGAATGAGTTTCTTTCGTATTAGGGTCAGATAAGTTATGATATTGATGTTTTCAACATCGGATGCCTTGCCGATTCCATCTGCACATAATTCGTACATGCTCTCCAAAGCTCCGGTTACGATCGTAGACGAGTTCTTGAGCGTTGATTTTGTGAGGAGCTTGAATTCCGTTTGATTGAATATAAAGTTTATAAGGCACTTGAAATTGAAAAGAATAGCCCATAATTGTTCGGCGGGAAGATTTATAAATTTGGATGCTAACTTTTTTGCGCCTTCCGAATCGTATTTGCCCGGATAATATAAAATAGCAGCTATCAGAGGAAGTAATTCAGATTCTCTACCTCTTGATATTATTTCACTGGCCTCAATATATTGGATAGCGGTCAAAGAGCACGTTAGCATATTGAAGTCGGACGAAGCGGAATAACCATGGTAAACTTTTCTATCCAATGTGATCGATGGTATAAGTTGTGCGCAGAACGAATCTTTCAACACGAACTTATATTCGTATTTTTCGAGATATCGTCGTAGATGAATTGGCAATCGTTGCGGTACCACTGATTTGGCTAGTAATCTTTCTTTTGCGGTCAAAGGTTGCAGCACGGCGTCATCGTATTTTATTTCAAAGAGAAATGTCACTTTGTCTGCCAAAAAATACAGATTAGCCCATGAATCTTCACCATGAATCTTTTGTAGTTTCCAACCCATCGTTTTGCACACGTAGAGCGTACGAAGTTCAACGAGTGATATTTTACCGGATGCATATTCATTAACGAGTGATATTATATATTCGAATTGATCCGGAGATAAACATTCCCACCTATTCGGGATCCGAAACACAGATTCCTCTTTTTTGTCCGTAAATTCTATAAAATCATTCATGGCATTAGAAATATCCCATCTTCGGGCTGATTGAACGATGTTTGAGTCTCGACATTGATGTCTTGTGTATGCTCTTCTAAAACCAATTGAATATTTTGAATGATGTCATTTGCTTGCGCAGAGAGGTCCTCTGCCAATTGAATGATACGATTTTGGTCGTCGCTTCCTTGTCGTTGTGATTTTTGTTCGATGAAAAGGCTACGGATAGTACTTGGAAACTCAGCAATATCGAATCGACGGAGAGCCAGCACGATAGTATATAGAACGATGCACCTCGTTAATTTGTCAGTGAGTAAATCGTCTTTTTTATTTTCTATTTGCGCTAGTAAATCTCCTGTTTTAAGTGATATCACTTCTTTTTGCAATGGGATGCACCGGAAAAAGAAAAGATAACTCATATCGATAGGGTAGAAAGAATCGAAAGTTTCGGTATCTTTAATAACCAGCTTTTCCCGCATCTTATAATAGTTGGTGTCTTTCCATGGATCCGGTTTATCTGTGTCCAACTGGTTTATAAGCGAATCCATAGCACAGAGATATCCGTCAATATAACCTCGGGTTACTGCTTCCTGCTCTGACTTATAAACGTCAATATTTGCTTTCCTTTTACGGAGCGTATCGTATGGAACTTCTTTTGCCATGGTAAGATTGGCCAAGGCTGTCATCAAATAGGTCTTACTGGGTTCCTTGTTGCAAACATTCCACACTGATTCGGGAATGATAGTTGTCATCTGCTTTTTTGCTGAAACGGCAGAGGAGTTCAATATGTCGAAATTAAGAGATACGTCAACGCCTGGTACCAGCGCCATGAACTCCTTAAATGAATTGAAATAATCTGTTAGTATCATGATTGTTGCTTATTTAATCTATTATCTGGAGACAGATCTTCTTGACGTTGTGGTATTTCTCTGTAGAATCCGATGCGATATCCTTGTTTGTATAGATCTGGGAAATTGAGTCTAAGTGCCCAGTTAAAAGGCTCGCTACATTTCTGATCATCCGGTTCCAGCTGCATTAAGTAGATGAGATAATTGTAATAGACGTCGGATCCTGATTTACTGATCACGCCATCTTTTGATATTGCCGAGATGGATGAGTCAAGGCCAACACTCGACAGCATTACTTCGTCGGCGCGTTTATCGTATGAGATGAGAGCTTCTATGTATTCTTTATACTTTAGATCGACAGTCTCAATTTGCCAGCGTTGTTCTTTCTGTTGTTGGCCGGTAAGGAAGGAGATACTTGCGTATGCTTTGCCTTGGTTATCCGCTCCTGAAAGATATTTAGATAATTTTCTCATCTCTGACTGTATATATTCGATAACGAGTGATTCTTTGAATGTGGTACCAATCTCGATGTCGTTATAAGTAAGTAGAATCTTTTTTTCTTTTTCTCTCGTTTTATTTTCTTGTACAAGATCTTTGATCTGTGCGCGTTTCGATTCAATCCACGCATTCGGTATAATGATGTGGATCTTAGCGGCCAGAGAGTTCTTCAGGAACGAATTAATATAATTGGGGGTCTCATTTGATGCACGAATATAAGGAAGTGCTCCGGAGTGCGTTTCATTGAGTCCATAAACATCACCAGGCGACATATCTCTGTGATGAGAGATACCGGCATAATTAATATTGTCCACTTCCATCAAATCGAGGCGAGGATAGACTTTAAAATTCGATGCACCATACGCCCAGTTACCGAGTACTACCTGCCCTAAATCGCCGTAACCGACGAGCTGTGTCGCTACATCTTGGCGCATTGTGGCCAACCGACAAAATTTATTTTCTTGGCATTCCATTCCGGCGATAGGCATTCTACCAATGATTTTCCCCTTCATCATACGCCACATCACAAAGAAATCGTGAAAATAGTAGTAGTTCTTTATAATCGACTTCGCAAAATCTGTATAACTACTCACCATGCCATTTCGGTCCCAAGAGTTGAGCCAGTCCTGTACAGTTGGTAATTCCATCCATTGTTTTTTTATCTTATTATTTTCGAATGTCCTTTTATATAAAAAAGGCCCATGACCATATAACATAGTGCACTGCTTATTGATTAGTTTAGGTAGAAGGCGATTCTTCTTTATATCAGCCTCCAATTCTTCGCATTGCAGGTTATTCATTCCTCGCATCGCTACATTGTATCCTTGAATGGAAAGCCATCTCTGTTGTCCCATCAGACCAGGCACCGTGTTCGTGAAAAATGTGTCTGCGGGAACGAAACCAGATCCATATTGGAACGAAAACACATTATGTTCATCCATGTAGTTGCCTACACTGCCAATCATTTCTATATTATCTACCATAGCCATTTAATTTTATGCATTTTATAATTGTCTTGTGGAAACCCCATATATCTGATAAGATATCGATAGCACATCTTAGGATCCCCATTCGCATCACTGAATAGAAAGAAGTTATCTGAATCGATAGAGAATCTTTCCTGGGGAAGTTGAGCGCGTACTTTGCACCCTTCTTTTATCTCAAGGCTTTTAGACGCAGTGTTCTTTGTCCGAGAGTACTTGAAGAATGCTATCTTAAACGTAAGCCCTGGTACTTTGCTTATTTCTCTGGCAAGTTCCAACGCATCCAGTCCTTTCAGTTCAATTTCCATACAGCGAAAATAGATTTTTTGTTGACCACTATGAAGGACACCCCGGGGGGTCTGTCATATTTCCGACGACCTTTACCGGTTGCGCATCAGCTCGCTTTCTTAGCGGGGCGTGTTGATTGTAGAGATTTTCATTTTTTGAGATTTTTCGTGTGAGACTTAAATTTCTAATTACCATATATTTAGCTATTATTTCGTTGTCAATTTCTTTAATTATTTAAATATTGTCGTGAATTATTAGCTCTCGAAAGTGAAATTATTCGGCAAATTATCCGGTATATCGGGATTGATTTCTGCTATTTTATCCCCAAATAGGCCATACAACAGATAAATAAAAGCACTCGCAAGCTGTGTCGTTAGTCCCGCTTGCATCTTTAACGGTACTTTCTTTTCGCTCGTCTTGTCAAGTTGTACCTGGCCGTCTTTATCTTTACGTGGTGATAACATAATAGAGCTGCAAAGGTTCTTACATTCATTTTCATCGACCAACACGTGCGGAACGCTGTGACTACGTCCTGAGAAGACAAATTGCAATAACTTGAACTGTTGCCAATGGTAGATGGTTGCCTGACCTTCGTTCATGATTGCGACTTCGAAGCCATAACTCTCGAGTTCACTTTTCATCATTCTGGCATCAGTCGTTATCTGTTCATATTCTTCTCTCGTCTTGTTTGCGGCCCGGTCGTGGTATAGGATAATGCGTTTGTTTTTCTCGGAATCTCCAAAAAAGTCCCATACTTGTTTGGCTAACTCCGGTTGCTCGGAAGGCCAATAGCAAGTGAACTCCTTTATTACTCTCAATTCGTCGCGTCTGGGTTTCATTTGCGCACATACAAGACTTGAAAAATGTCCCGGGTCATAGCCAAATAACAACTCATCTCTGCAATCATACCATTTTAGATAATGACTTGTTAGAATGAATCGTTCTTTAAGGTCCAGTTTTAAGATTGATTCATAAATATATGAGTCGGAAAATTGATGTATTTTCGGATTATACGACGCAAAGAATCGGTTTACAACAGATTTACGGCGTATCGCACAGATAGAAGTTAGAAATTCATCCATGTCGAGTGCTTCAAGCTGTGTCTTAAAGAATTTTGGGCCGAGCACGTCTTTGTTAACGAACGAGCTGGCACGAATGTAGAACGTTGCATCTTTTCTCATCTCATTTAATCGAGGCATCCATATATGTAGATGTCTTTCAGCCTTCTGTTGTATTAGTCTTAACTTTTCCATCTGTATAGGATCAGTTGTCTTTGGCTGTTCGCATCTACAACGATAATATATTATAAGATAATGATTCACATGAGTTGCGACCGTTGCGATTTCATCCATCAGATCTTTATCAACATTTTTTTCATAATCATAGAACCAATCGTCTTCACCGAGGTCTACTCTGGCCGTGTCACTTACTCCGGTTATGCCTTGGTAATAGGGACATACTCTTACATCCATTGACGATCCACGAAGTGAAGGGAATAATCGGCTCTTCAGTTTTTCACCCTTGTTGTGTTTCATCTCTTCTATGAACGCGTGTACACCACTTCTACCTGCAACTGATTCCGGCTGATCGGAACTGACCATCTGGAGATGGAAACCATTACGAAAGATGATGCTATGTTTTGGATAGGTGACTGGATATTTTGGCATTTTGAAGTGTGTAGGTATCTTTGTCTCACCAACGACATAGTCTATTCCATACTGAAGCATGGATCTAGTTCCTCCTTGTACCGGTCTGGCCAAGGCTGCCGCTATATTCGGCCATACGTTAGTCATCAAGGCTACGTATGTCTTATGAACCAGGAACCCTAGTTCGCCAGGCATGGCATTCGCAACTTTTATAATACGAGGCGTCATTACTCCTTCAGTCTTACCAGCAGCTCGAGCATCTTCACAGATCAGGATGTTCGGATCGATAAGATTGGCCATGATTTGCATTCGATTCATATAGAATTCTTCGAAGGCAGGATACATATTAACAGGTTCTTCTTTATTCTGTATCATCTTCATTGATATCTATCACATTAGCATCCACGATATCCGCATCAGAAAGCAGACGTTTTTTTTCTTCATCCTCAATAGGTAGAGATTCTATGAGGTGTATATAATATCCTTCATTACTCTTATGTGCGATTTCTTTAAGAGATTTCTTCTTAAATCCAAGTTTTTCTATAGGGATAGTATCGTTAATAAGAAATACCGGAGCCCAATCTTTATCGGTTTCGGCCGCTTCACTAGCTCGACGTCGGCACTCGAGAGCCTGGTCATAGCATAACTTTTGAGCTTTATATTCCCCTTTTAGAGCACATATCTTGGCGAGATCTTCATATTTGTCGGCAAAATTATTTTCCCATATTTTAATAGAAACATTATTGTCGATATTGAAGTAACGAAGGGCTGTATATATTCTGGCCTTGCAGGTCCTTACCGGTATTGACATATGCTGCAAAACGAGTATCTTGCTATGTAATTCGTTTGCTGCTCGAGTAATATTTCTTTCATACTCATATATCTCTGCAGCCCATTGAATTTGCTTCAGAAACAGTTGCACATCTTCCGGTATTCCTACGGATTTTCCTGTGGCAAGGAAGTTTTCTATGATGTCTGGGTTGAGATTATTAAGAACTTCAAGGTAATTCATACACCAAATAATTCACGTTTAAGTTTATCTTCTTTCTTGATCATGTTTCGCTCTTCTTCCAATTTTATACTATCAATATCACCCTTCTCTGCTTGTTTATGAAGTTCAACATCTACATTGTATTCACCGATTGCACAGCCTTGTCTATAGGCTTTGTTGTAGATATCTTCCGGCATTGACATTCTTAACTTCAGTTCCGTAGCTTCGCTGTCTGGGAGATTAAGCAATTCTAGGATCCTTCCGATACTATAGCCTAGAGCTCCAAAACTTTTCACCTGGTTGAGATATTTATCGCCGATATTATTTAATGTCAGATTCTTCTCTGTCATACTTCAATATGTTATGCGATTCTTCTATGCTAAAGCTGTGCCCTTCTCTTATCAATATGATATCTTTATCCGGGAACATTTTGTGATAACGTCTAACGATGACATCACAATATACCGGATCAAGTTCAGACATGAAGCACTTCCGGTTCAGTTGCTCGGATGCTATCAGAGATGTTCCACTTCCACCGAACATGTCCAGTATATTTTCTCCTTGCTTGCTCGAATTGTGAATAAGTCTGGCAAATAATCGAATTGGTTTCATCGTCGGATGTTCTCTGTTGAACAAAGGTTTATCCTCATCTATGACTGTCGATGGAGGAGTGCTATACATAATCTCGCGAACAAGTTGCCGAAGCGCATCTACACTCATCGAATCTATATCGTAATCATTCTCTATAACGGTCGTGAGATTTCTTGTGTCAATAAAATAATGGCTCGCTCCATCTTTCCATCCGTAAAGACACACTTCATGTTTCCATTGATAATCTTGTCGGCCGAGAATAAATACATTCTTATTCCATACGAGTTGTTGTCGATGTTGCCATCCGGCTTTTTTCATGGCCGTTGTGAAATTGAGACTCTGTGACGAAGCATACCAGATATAAAAAGCTGCTCCAGCTTTCATGACGGAATCCGCAGAAGAAAAAGCAGCATGGAGAAAATTTTGAAAGCATTCTTCTTCCATGTTATCATTCTGTATCTTGAGATGTTTCTTCGTTCCTCCGGTATAATTCACATTGTATGGTGGATCAGTCACCACCAGATCTATTCGACATCCATCAACCAATTTTTCCATGTTTTTTTTATTGGTTGAATCAGCACATATCAGACGATGATTTCCCATGAGTATGATATCCCCCGGAATGATAGGACTTTCCTTCTGTTTTTCATTATAGTTAAAGTCATCTTCTTGTACTGATTCTATCGGTACATCTTGCATGAGTTCTGTACCGTTAATGGCTTGCGATATATGTGAGAAGTCTATGCCCAGCCCAAATTGAACTAGATCCTCAACTTCAATATTATATTTTTGGAATAGTATCGTATCGGGATTGATGGTCGCGAATTGAGAGTTATATGCAGCGATTTCTTCTACCGCTTCTTTTTTATCTGCAGCATGTATAGGTTCGTAAGGTATATCTGGTATTTCATATCCTTTTTTCTTGAGATCCAATAATGCTTTCTTTCGTTGATGAGCATCAATAATCCACATAATTCCATCAGGATCCTTCCATACTTTAAAGCTGTACTTGAACCCTCTAGTGATAATTAGCATTTCCAGTTTCAATATTTTTTCTGGATCACTTATTTTGAAGTCTTCTTGTAGTTCTTTAAATGATTCTACCGGGGCTATAGGAAGTTGTCCCTCATTATATACTTCAATTTTTTTCATTACTATTGCTTATTATGTCTTTAACAGTGGATATAAGATTTCTGTAATATTGAAGATGCGAACGGTCATCCACTTCGTGCCCTTCCCTCTTCTTCTTAACATATCCTTCATAGCGCCGCAGACTGGTTGATGCACTTTTATACTTATGAAGGAATTCTGAAGGATTCGTTTTGAACAATTTTTCAAGTTCGACTCTTTCGGACATGCACTCAATAAGAGGATGTTCATACAAGAATATTCCGGAGTCATTTAAGGATCTAAGTTCTTTAAAACAAAGAAGGTTCCTGATTCTTAGTTCAGCCATTTCACTTACTGCAGATATTGTAGGTCGATGGTCGAGCTTCGTATCGAGAACCTTCATCCTATTATAAGTGTTTATTCGGTCATTATAAAGAATAGTGGCCATCTGAACACTTTTGTTAGATAGATTATCCCACTTGATATTCGGGTATTCCTGTTCTTTTAATAGTGGTTTTAACTCCTTTTTTTTTGTTCTTCGTCGCTCCCAGATGAAGCATCTGCATCTTCATCTTTCTCTGTGCTGTCATCAGCCGGATCCTCAGGAACTCCGGAACTGTTATCTGCGGGATCCTGTTTTTGTCTTTCCATTGCACTGTCTTCAGTTGTATCTGGAGGAACTTCGGAGTTATTGTTCGTTGGATTCTGTTTTTGTTCTTCTTCTGTGTTGCCATCAGTCTTATCTGCAGGGACTTCAGAATCATTGCCTGCATGAGTCTGTGTCTCTACAAGCCATTCACGTCTATGGGCGATGATGGTATCTCTATCTGTTAGCTCAAGTAAAGAGTATAGAATGTCTCCTGAATAGAATTTTGGATTACGAGAGAATTTGTTCAGGTTTGACGTATTGTTAGGGTCTAATTGAGATAACAAATGAAGATCTGCGTCAGCGTGTTGTTCAGTTTTCAGGTCTCTATACGCTTTGTTTTTTTCTTTAAAATTCATCTTAGTTGATAATTAAACCCCGGCAACCTTGTGATTGCTGGAGTAGTTAAACAATAGACTAAGCTGTTTGTACACGGCTACCATCAACTTCTACGAGGGTGTTGGTGTCTAATATTCGCAATGAGATTCTACTACCAGCTTTAGCGGTCCAAGTAGTACCATCAACGAGAGTAAAAAGAGAACCGTCGGCGATCGTAGCAGCGTTACTTGATGCTGTACCTATAAGAGTGATTACGCGCCCTTTATCACTTTCTGTTATACCGGATATTTTAGAAATTGCATAAGTCGCAGCTGCACCGGCAGGTATTTGATATTGATCAACACCTGGTTTAATAGCGAGAGTGTCACTATCTGCTGCATTAACAATATCAGGAACCGTGATAAATGCCCCGACATAATGGTGATACTGTATGACAGAAGAACGTTCAAAAGTGAATGTTATATATCTACCATCTTTGTTATGTTTTCCCTCAGATTTTTTCAAAACAACAGGAGAGTCCAATGATCCGAGGATCATCCATCCTTGCGTTTGGATTGACTTAAAGAATACGATGAATTTACCTCCGGTGTGTTCCTCTTGGAAATCGAGTAATTTATCACGCATTCCACCCATCACAATAGTCAACGTATTAGTTCCAGTCGTTGTGATGTCTCCTTTTTCGGAAGAACTTTCATATTCTGGGATCGTATGTGCTTCAAAATAATGCATATATTCTCCGGGCAACATCGGTATTGATGCGACTTCTCTATTAATATTTGGAGAGGGAAATACCTTTGTACGATCTATCTGGCTGACATCTACAACATATACCTGGTAAGAGAGATCACTGCCTGAAGTATATTTATCGGCAGTATCGTCAATACTACCAATCACTGCCATAACTGCGAGAGAAGTACCTCCGGCAATGTTGCATCCCAATAAAGAATCAGGGCAGGCAAACAGTCCTATAATTGCGATAATAAAAACTACAGCAGAGAGCAAAAAATACATTGATCTCATGTGCTCAATTGCTCTTCTTTGGTCAGTGCGATATGCACGAATCGCTCTGTTGATAATGGATTTTTTTGATTTCATAATTACTTATTATTAAAGAAGATAAACGATAAGAGATAAACTTACCGTTTATCTTGAATGAATATTATTGAACACCAGGAATGTTAGGCTGAACCAACTTGTTGACTGCACGAATGCCGTTCACTTGACGCTCGAACTCGAAAAACTTATTCGAAGAGTTCAAACCAACCATTATATAATCACCGACTTTAGTAGGAATGAAATCTGCGGTAATCTCAGAAAAACTTCCTGATTTTGCTATTTTGGTAGGGAAAGCGGCATCGCCTATCTGGATTATATACGCAGCTCCTTGTTTGGCACTGGTAATGGAAGTAAGAGATGTATCCTTTGTGTTTTTCCCTGTTATATACCAGCGATGATTTTTGTCTGCGGTAATCGCAGTAGAATCAGCAGGGACTTTAACGGCAGGAAGATTCATAAAGATTCTTTGGAGTTGAAAGTTGTTTTCATCAAGATCTTCTTTGCTAGTGAACTTGGGACCAACATAGGAAGCGCCACAGCCTTCTTTCCAAGTCGACCATGAATGCATTTCTTCCATATCGTCTTTCATTTTTGCATTCAACATTTCACCTGCTACGTTTTCAAGGAATTCGATATTACCAGGCTCTTGAATGAACATCAGATTTTCTTGACCAAGGTTAGGCACCCATTTAATGTGTAGATTTGTATCTGGAACTGTCACAGAGTAAGCACTCGGTCCATTAGTGAAATCTGTATCCTTTCCATATTCTTTTCTCAGGCACTTCAACCACCATGTATAATGATTAGCATTCAAGTATAAAAAGAACCCGTCTAGCGTTTGATTTTCGTCAAGTTGTGATAGAACTTCGTCGACGAACTCCTTTACGACATCCAGCATAGTCGTGTTATCATACGAATATAGAGAGTCGTCATCATTTGGTTTAAGTGAAAGTTCATGCACTAGGCGAGCGAGGGTATAATATACTCCAGTTGCTGCATTCAGATAATGTCCTGGAACGCCGATTTCAGGTTTTCTATATATACCCATAATGTGACGGTGGTTTTGCTCCTGCTGCATTTGAGTATACATGTTCAGAAGGCAGAATTCTATGATCGACCATTTCATAGGGTCCGAATTCTCTTTATTCAGATATCCGATATACATTCTTTCGATCTCTTTCATAGAACCGAAAGAGACCTTCATCATCGCATCGTCAACATAACCGAATTGAGGTTCGATTTTCATGCCACCTTTGAACACTTTGCCTTTTTGGTATGCTTGGGAAACCGAATCAAAGAAGGCGTTCATTAACACAGCTCTGTCCTGAATTCCATACTGAGTTGGAAATAGGTCATTCACAGTACGAAGATTAATGATTCGGGCTATAAGAGCATCTTGGCGTCGAATGAGATATTGATCTGCGAGATTACCAAGATTGTCACCGGAAACAGCTGAGGTTCCTAGTGAGAAAGTTCCATCGGCCAATTTCTTCGGGTCCAGTTGGTGAGCTTCTTGTAGTTTTCTATAGCGACTACGAAGGGATTCACCATATTTGTGATAATCAGATTTGAAAGAGGAAAAGTCTTCTTCCGTTGGATCGGTCAAGTCATTCAACAATTTTGGATTGGCAGATAACTTATTATAACGTTTACTCATATCGAATATCGGATTATCGATACCAAAGAGCGATTTTTCCGTAGTCAGGTTCGGCATATTTTCAATTGAAAAGTTAATAACTTCTTTTGGGGTTGGAGCAACTGTTTGAGTGGCAATTGTCTCAATCTGTTTTTTCAGCTTTTTGTTCTCATTAACGACATTCTGAACTTGAGCTGAAATTTTTTCGAGTGAATTAGAAGAATCTTCTTTATTCGGCTTTTTATCCGGATCTTCTTCAGGATCCTCTCCTTTATCTGGATCTTCTTCTTTTTTTGAACCTCCATTTTTCTTTTCCTCAACTTCGACTTGGTTAAGAATACTTTGAATGCCTGCAATCTGTTTGCTAGTGCGATTGTTTTCTTCGTTAGCCATATCCGAAGAAAGTTCAGTTTTATACTCCTGTTTATAAGCAGTGACTACTTGTTCCCACTCCCTGTTTGTCAGTGTTCCGGCTTTTGCTTTGTCTAGGAATCCAAGGGATGTGAGAATTGCTGAGATTTTTTCTTTTAATGTTTTCATTTTAAATTAATTATTGAAAATGGTATAAATCTTTCCTTTACTGTTGGAATTAAGGCCAATCTGGTAGGCATCATTAAGAGCGTCTTCTAAAGTTATAATACCATCTATAAGACCATTTTCTTTTGCGATATTGGCCATATAGGTTTCACCTCTGAGTATCGGATCGTTATCTTTCAGCTCAGAGAATGGAGATCGAGAAGAGCGGACCTCATTAATAAATTGGATAGCCATAGGGTTAAGTTCTTCACTGATATATTGCTCTGGCTTCCCTTTGATTATGTCGTTATATTTTTTGTTTTTTAAGTCGGACTGATCCGCATATAAATCGAAGATTTTTATCCCCATGTTTTCGAAGAATTTTGAGGGGTCCATCACTTGTGTCATAACGCCAATACAGCCTATAAGATCATTTTGAGTCATGGCCATTACTTTTGTACCATGACAGCCGATATAGTACGCTGCAGATGCACATAACTTCTCGATAAGCACATAGATGGGTTTTGTCAAAGACTTAAGTGTCTCTGATAATCGATCTAGATACCAACCTTCCCCACCGCCAGAACTTATGTGAAGAAAATGTACGCTAATATTGGGATTGGCATCTGCGGCTTTAATCTCGGATTCAAATTGTTTAGAAGAAAAACACCACCAACTGTCAGCCGTGATAAATCCGGAAATAAAGAAATAGGCGATCGTGTTCTGCTCGAGTTCTGCAGAGGAATAATCATCAATCGCTATAGGAATGTCTTTATTGGATAATTCACAAGTTCGCTTAACACTACTTTTTATAGTGTCTTTATATGTTGGCAGTTTACCTTCTAAAAGCATAAAATTCATTAGTGACTCAGTATATTGCTCTCGAGTCACTAATAAATTGTTAGCTCTTAAAAATTCAGAAGGTAAATATAATGTCTTGGCCATCCTCGTTTATTTTTTATCAAAGATAGCCAGCTCTTTTTGTGGGATAAAGTACGCTATATTATTGGATAAGGCTGTTTGCTGGTTATTTTTATGGCATAATGGTTAAGATATGGACTTATTAAGCACTTAGTGGGGTAGTCTTCATCGCCGAATAATATCGCACCATTATTAATATATATACGAGCATTGAATTCTCGTCCAACCCATGCTGCAGGTATCTCGTCGGTTGAAGATAGATTCAGGTCAACGGAATAAGCTGTTCCTTGATTAGATGTCTCTGGAGTTGGTTCAAGAATAAAAGGATCGACAAGAACGTTGAGTTCTTTGGATGATGTCAATTCTATTATTCTAATTATCTGGGAAAATTGTTTCATAATTAATTGGCAGTTAATGTATTAGTCACATTGTGGATGCGAATAGGACTGTTTTGTCATACATTTTGGACAAAAAGCGACATTTGGTGGGCTCTTTTTTTATGCTCATTTTTAATGTTTTTAAATGTTCGAGTAATTCTTTTGATTCTTTTGGTACTTTCTCCGATGACTTTTCTTTCTACAGTTATCTCTCCACCTATAATAATTTTTAAGGAGTGCATCTTCTGATATGGACTCTATCGAATACATGGTCATAAACCCAAATGCTATTTCTATGTTGTCAAGGCGATGAGCATCTCTATAGTTTTCTTCAAAACGATCATGTAATTCATTGTCAAACATTAGCTTTATTTTTTTCTCGATCATACGTTGTGCTCGAGCAGATAGATAATTATAAACTTCGGGCTTTTTGCCTATGCGTCTAGAGGGAAGATTTATAAGTAAATTGCCGGTATCTACTGGACTTTTGCCTTCAGGTCTTTTTTGAAGTAAGTCAAATATAATATGATATAAGTCGGATGAATCCGGAAATGCGATTGGATCTCCGCATAAATTGCCAAATTTACCTTTAATATACTCAGCCAAATAGGGCTTAATGTTAATGCAAGTGTTAATCATTTCTATTCTTTTTTTATCTGAAAAATAAAAGTTGTTTTTTTAGAACCCAACGGCCCAACGGCCCAACCGGGTAGTAAAATTTTAGCTAAATTACTAATATTTAAGTTGAAAGCAAAATGTTTTACTAAAAATTTAGTGCAGAACGTGCCCAACTTTTTATCATTTCGTTGGGTTCAGCATCTCAAGTAAGCCTGTACTATCGTTGGACATAAAATTATTGAACCAAACGAAGCCCAACGTATAAAGAATGCGCCCAACTAAACCAAACGAATATATAATTAATGATAGAATACTATATATCAACTATTTACTATTATATTATATTTTGAAAAATAATTCTTTCGTTGGGTCGTTGGGCCGTTGGGCTCGTTTTTCTGAAAAATATTTTTCATGCTTATTCTTATTTCAATTGTTAAATTGGGGGTCATCGGGGGAATGAAAAATCCTAGACATCATCGCGACGCCTAGGATTCAAAAAACTAATACAAAAATCAAAATTCAATAATACTCTTGTGGGTATCCCTACTAGCTATATCTCATCCTCTAGTACTTTGATGTTATAGACTTGGGCTGTTACACTTTCAACTTGGCACCCATTCGAAAAGCGCCATCCGGATGCCTTATAAATTGCATCACATCTGCGAAGAGCTGTTATACGACGTCCGAGCGCTTCAGCATCGTCGATATCTTCTTTGATGGGGACAATGTCAAATGGCGTAATGACAGAATGGCCTTTGTCTTGAAGTATTGATTTAATACAATCAGATTGTTTTTTGGCTGCTATCTTCTTTTCCTCCAACGTTCCGCCCTTGCGACCGTTGATGGGAATACATACATAGACTATCATAACGTTTAAGATTCGAAAAGTTTGAGTTGACGGCGTTCGTAATCGAAATCGTCCATGGTAAGCTTGCGCAGTTTCTGTAATCTTTGATCGGCATCGCTCAACACACTTTTTGCTTTATTGAAATTAGATTTTGCCTCTTCTACGATACCGAGTTGCTTGTCTATTTCTTGCTGTTTCTGTTCTACAAATGTGGCTTTATCTGCAAAATATCGATATAAAGCTTCGTAACATTCCTCTTGGAATTTAATCAAGTTCGGGCGAGCCGATTCATCCACATTATTTGGATTGATAGTAAATAGCCAACCAAACACATATTTGAACGGCAAACAAAACATTTCATACTCTTTACCATCTTTCCCAGTTAGGATGCTAAGCGTCCCAACTGAAGATAAAATCGGATGGGAAGAAATCTTCTCACGTTGCGGTCTGTCCGTAATGCCTAATGCTTCGCAAATCGGTTTGATCGCGACCAATTGTTCGTCACTTGTCGATACGATATCGACGTCATTTACTCTCGTAATAATTTTGGTATTCATATTTTATCTATTTTTTAATAAAACATTTTTTGCTCATATCTAACCTTTTAAGTTCTTTCTTTTAATATGGAAATAAATCATCCTGCCGTATCAGAATGGTAATGGTGGTTCTTTTTCCACCAGAGTATTGTTCCCTCCTTCATTTTCGCGATCGAGATTGATTCCTATGAGTCCTTTTAGAACGTCGTAGTTGAGTACCATCGCAGAATAAGACCGTTCAACGGGCACCATGATACGCGTGAGTGTCATGTTCGGCTTTGCTCCAGGTGTTGCGTTGTCGTTTTGATAGGCTTGGCTTGCCGGTACTTCTTTGGCTTCCATGTAATGAAACTTTGTGCTGTCAACCATTCCTATATAAGCGGGACTAGATCGTAGATTTTGTTGAATAGTTCCGAGGGTAAAAGCTTCTTTTGTACCGATCGCTGAAGAATAGATGCTATGCAGAGTAGAAAGTCGCATGTAAATAATGCTAGTGTCAGTGCTCGGTAATACGTATTCTTGACTGTCTTTAAGCTTGATATTCCGTCCAGGGCGGACGATCTTGTAATCGCGTCCATATTTAACGGTACCTTTATCAAGCAGATAGTCGATCGTATTAAAGAATGTGGCCAGTTTATCAGTCTTTATGATCATGTCTACCTGTGAACGGATCTTTTCGACAGCAATTGGTATAAATTCTTCGACGGTGAATGGCAATTTAATGTGAGGGGCATAGTTCTCGACGATTTTTAAAGTCGTAACAAACATTGAAACTGTGTTGGTTATACGTGCCTGATCTCCGCTCTTGCTGCCAGTAATAGACTCCAATCTCTGTTGGAGCTCTCTTGAGGTACGTTTCCATACTTCTGAAAAGTGTTCTCGGATAAGAGGACGAAGTTTTAGTATATCAACGAGCAGGTAAGATAGACCGGCACGTTCGTAATCTTTTAATTCTTGAAAAATTTCCACTGCATGTTCCTCGCGGAGCTTTGGCGATTTTGGTACTTCGCATAAAATGACACGATTGGTTAGCGCATTATCGTCTTTTTGTGGAACTTCCTGACCGAGTATTATTACCGGAGCATTAACCTTTGACGTCTCAATATCGTTTGTGGTGGCTGATTTGCGCTTTTGTTTACCGTTTGAATCATAGGTAACGTCCTTAAGCCCTTGAAATTTGGCGTCTGATATCATTTCATCATTATATTCCTCGTATATCTGAGGTACATCACGGAATTTCTCAAGTATAGAAAAAAATGCCGCGTCAGTTCCGGAAGTCAAGTTGAATGCCGGGGCTTCGGGGCGGATGAATAGTGAACGTATGGACACAGCGATCTGAGTCTTTCCGGACTCTGTTGGCCCGACAAAAAAGAGTGAAGTGAAAGTTCTATTCATAAGCGGATGAATGTCTGACCGAAATGCACACATGATCGCAAAAATGATCGCCCACTTTCCATTATCGTTGATTTGGTAGACTTCGTTCATTAGTGACGCCCAGTGTTCGAAAGTGGTACGCTTTTTTGCTGGAGTATCGGTGTATGCGAGAAATCGTTCCTGTTCAAATTGGTCGTTGTCTTTACGTCCCAGATTAATCTTTGAGAAGGCAGGTGAATAGAATAGGGTATCACCATCGCGCATGAGACCGAGGTCATCACAAAATTCGAATTGCCATTCATTGTCTACTTGGTGCAAAATCGCGTTTGAAAATAAAAAGCATCCTTCTTCCTGCTGTCCATATACTTTTATCTGTGTACACGCTGGGAATTTGTGAGACATATAGGTCCATATCCGATTGTAATCAACGGCTGTACCATTCTCAAAGTTGTATCCACCATCTAGGCATACGAGCTTCTTTTGTATCTCTGTGAGTTTGACGAAGGTTGTAGATGGCCATTCTACATACTTCGGCTTTTTATCGTATAGCGAGTTGAGACGTAGTATACGTCTGTTTTCCTCATCGTTAGTACTGTATACATGAAAAAGAGGTTCCATATAAAAATCACTGACACGGTGGTAAGATGTATTATCTGTCTTGAACATATATGAGACCGGTATTCCGTCATTGTTCAGTAAAGGATAAAAATTGAATCGGTCTAGCATTTTTTTGTATTCTTCGTTTTGCAGTACGTAGTCGGGAATATTACTTTCGTCGACGTACATAAGATCGTTGAATATATCTCCGCGTTCGCGTTCTATCTTTCGTCGAGATTTACGCTCGCTATTGAAAGGCTTTAGAACATCTTTTAGTGCGGTCGTTTTCAAATCGAGAATCTTTGCCCATGCTTCCATATTGATGGTCTGAATAGATTCGCGTGCGTATGATATCATTTCGGCGCAACGGGTGATATATTCATTCTTTACTTCTGGAGTAGGTGAGTCCTTTCTGATGCGGTCGCCGTACCAGCTAATGTAAAAGAAGAGAAAACCGACAGGAACTTCGGAGTTGTCCATTACATCAACAGTGAGCCCGAATTTAAACATCTCTTTCATGAGCTTACAGTCCGAATTTTCACTTCGTCCATCACATTGCATATCGGGGCTGTGAACAATGACACGATCTGCTAACTGCATTAAGTTTTGAATTTCGCCTTGACTTGGAAGTCCATAATAGAAGAGCCATGGTTGCTTTTCGCCTATATTAGTTTGAAAGCGGTGAAAATCAGGTGTAAGGTGTATGATCTTTTCTTCTTTTTCAATATACTCCTTAATAAATTCAGTACCGTAGAAACCCGGTTGAAAGTGTTCGGGCTCTTCTGGAGTCTGGATAGAGCCTGTAAGCTGATTGAGTTGTTCAAGCGAGTAACCAGTGAAGCTATAGAGTTCCCCCATCAATTTTTCGCGGATAATCGCTTCTTTCTCTGTCATGATGATGGCGAGTACCGTTTTGGTCTTTGCAAGTTTCCGATATTCGTCATCCGCTGGATCGAACAACGTATGTCCAAGGAAGTCTATATAAGAAGTCTCTTTTTCTTCAACCCATTTTGGAAAATCCATGCCTTTGATTTTCGCCATATCATCTGGATCTTTTCCTACAGGAAGAAGAACACACTTTACGACGAACTCATCTTTGACAAACTTCGGAATCTTATCAATAGCGCTTTTGATGCCTGCATCATCTCCGTCAAGCAGTAATACGACGTTTGAAGTAATGTTGTGAATGAGACGACGTTGGCGCTCATCGAATGCACATCCACTTGATGCGACCACGTTAGTAAGTCCGGACTGAAATGATTGCAATACATCCATCTGCCCTTCGACAATATATACTTTGTCTTTCTGTATAATTGACTTTCTTGCCTGGTATAGTCCATATAAGCATGATCCTTTTTTGAATAGGATTGTGTCTCCAGTATTTTTATATTTTATATATGGTTTCGATTTGTCTGCAGGTATTGGTCGGATATCTCGTCCGTCGAAACCTATTACATTGCCCAGGTGGTCATAAAAGGGGAAGATAATGCGATTATAAAAGAAATCATGCAATGTGTGCTGGTCGTCCATGTATGACACTCCACATGTGATCAGGTGCTTCGGATTATATCCTTTTTGCACCATCCGTTTACTTAATTCATTAGATGAAAAAGCGAAACCCAGTCCGAACTGTTCAACGATCGCAGGTTTAATATTTCGATCGGACAAGTATTCGTTTCCTTCTGGGCTTCGCTTTAAGTTCCAGCAAAAGAGGTTATGCGCCTCTTCAATCGCTATTCGGGCTGATTCTTTTTCCTGTTGTGATATACGTTGTTCGTTTGTTAACTCGACATTAGGAACATCAATGCCGTACTGTTTGCCGAGCTCGCGAACTGCTTCGGGGAAAGACATTCCATTAGCTTTTTGTAGATAGCTAATGACATTTCCACCTTCACCACAGCTGAAGCATTTATAGATACCACGTGCCGGTGAAACCGTGAACGATGGCGTTTTCTCATTGTGAAAGGGGCACAAACCAACGTAGTTGACCCCTTGTTTCTTGAGTGCAACGTCTTTCCCGATGACCTTTACGATATCGGCGGCTCCTTGGATCCGGTCTATAGTATCTTGAGGTATTTGACTCATGAGTTATTCAAATAAAGGTAATTGTAATGCATCAAAAAATTTAAGAGCGTCGTTAACATCATAGTTGATAGCTTTAACCACATGTTTTACTTCTTCTTCAGATGGCTGGCTATATCCAAATGCTAACTCTGCCCATCGTTTTTGAGATATTCCAGTGCGGTCGAAAAAGGCTCGATTTGGGTGGAATAGTTCAATGTCACCAAACTTGACTTCAAGTATCTTTCTCATGATTGGATTTTTGCACTGGGTTTTCATAGGTATATAATGGCGATAGCAGTACAGATAGATGGCCTTAGCTGATTTACCTAGTCGGGGTGCTAACGTCTTTATATGTGTCCCTTTTGCTAGTTCTTCCCGGAGCAGCTTGTCTTGAGCTGCAGTCCACATTTCACCGGCTGGCATGATTGTTCCCCTTATTAATGATTGATTTTGGCTGTTGGCCAACAATCGAACGGAGTGCGTAAATAATGGCTGTGAATGGGTTGTAAGAAGATATTTTCACGACTCCGGTACCAGACTCTGGGCAATTTTGTATTTCCTCAATTTCAGTGGGTATAACGATCGAATTTTTCGTGTAATGATCGAGCATCTCAATAAAAGATGGAAAGGATGAGGGACAGAAATTACAATAAAGTGAGAAGGTCTTTTCTGACATTTGGAAGATGGTTACACTTTGCATCGCACTGTTTGTAACAGTGATTTTCTGTTCGAATGCGTCTATTAATTTTTGATCCATGATTTTTTTGTATTTAGTTCTCTAATTTTTCTCTGATTCTAACTTCGGTTTCACAGCGACGTCCAGAACGGCTCCGGCGAAATATTTGGTAATCTGATTGTGTAAAGATTGAAAAAAGGAATAGAGCTAAAAAACACCCAGCGATGAAACGACGTGCAGGCTCGCATTGTGATAGTGGTAGTCCGAATCTTTTGCAATAGCAGTATTTTGATAGCTCTGTAGATTTCTGTATTCCAACTTTTTCATATATGCGTTTCATGATGACTTTTACTGTCTCAAATGAAATATTAAGCGCATCAGCTGTCTCTTTTATAGAATAACCGAATCCGATAAATTCTGCTACATCCTTTTCCCTAGGGGTTAGTTTAGCATCAAGTTTCATTATTCACAAGGAGTTATTTTCCAAATATCATCACTCATCACTCCATGTTCTCCTAGTATTTTTGATATTTGTTGATACACATGATGTGGCATATCTCTATACGATCTTTTTTTTCTGCTGAATTCTGATTCGGCAGAACAGCCAAGATAGCTATAAAGAGCTTCTTTAACTGCTTTGGCATCTTCAACTTTTAATTTTTTCATGCCTGCTGCAAACGAATAACGAAAATGTGGTATTGCCATAATTGATTGATTTTATTAACTTTGTTGCATTGGATTATTAAATACTTTGCAAACGTAATTAATATTTTAGTCATAAACAAGTAATAGAATTAATATTTTAATCATTTAATTAAAATTTTACCATGAAGGAAAGAATGATGCAGTTAGCTGCTGCCCTCAATTTAAGTATGAGGGGATTTTCAATGGCAATTGGCATGTCGCCCGGATGGGGTACTACGATGTCTGAGAAGGGTATTGGTAGTGATGTGCTTGCTAAAATTTTAGCAAGATTCCCGGAAGTGAATTCTACCTGGCTGGTAACGGGAGAAGGGGAAATATTCCGTCTTGAATCTGAAGATGTAGGAGATTCTGTGCTTAAATCAGAAAATTATTATCAAAAGCTGTATGTTTCTCTTGCAAAAGATAACGAAGAACTACGTATTGAGAACGCTAAGCTTCGTCAAGATCTTTATGAAGCGATTGACAAATATAAAAAGATGGCGATGGAGAATATTACCCTTCGAGAGAGGAAGGGTGTGAATGATTAATTAAAAAATATTTAATTTCTATTTTTTATTTGCTTTTGTCTCGGACGGATTTCGGACGAAAATATTATTATTAACTGTTTTTTGAAATTGTATCTGGCTGATTTTTAGCTGTGAATCATGTCCCGATGTTTTGTTGCACGTCAAGTCTCCGCAACTAAATAGGGCGTAAATAACTAAAAGGTAGTTGTTTACGCTTCTTCGTCTAAAGCAAGTCGGACGAATTTCGGACGAAAAATTTTAATTTGATTGTTGAACATATACGTTTTTACTCTTAAAAACGTAAAAAAAATGTTTTCAAAAAACAGGAAAAGAAGCTCGTTATTCGAGATCGTGACTTACACACTTCCGAAACTTCACACAAAGAAAAATTGGTATGTTGATTTTTTCTGCTGGGACCCGGCGGAAGGTAAAATGCGTCGTAAGAGATATATGCTCGATTCGATTCCCAGTAAATCGGAAAGAAGAAAAAGAGCGACCGAAATCATCGTTAATGCAACTAACCGTCTGCGCCAAGGTTGGAATCCGTGGGCTGAGGTTTTGTCGAACAGGCAGTATTATAAACTTGCCGAAGTCATTGATATATACATGAAATACATCGATAAATTGTTGGCTACTTCCGTGATGAAATATAAGACTTCGATCGATTACAAATCTCGCATCAAAATGTTGTGCGAATATAATGGCAGTTGCTATCAACCAGTGATATATATGTATCAGTTTGACCAGGCGTTTATCTCCGATTTTCTCGATTACATCTTACTTGACCGTGATGCTTCGGCCCGAACACGGAATAATTATCGCACCTGGTTGTCGGCCTTTTGTTCGTGGTTGCTTGAAAAGAGATTCCTATTGACAAATCCGTGTGAAAACATAAAAACTCTGCCGGAAAACCAGAAGTTCCGCAGTGCCCTCACTCATGAACAGCTTCAGGCTCTCCGGAATTATCTTGAAAAGAAAAGCAAAAATTATTTGCTTGCCTGTCAAATGGAATACTATACTTTTATTCGTCCCGATGAATTATCCAATATCAGGATAGGGGATATCAACCTGAAGGAGCAAAAGGTATTTATCTCTTCAACAATATCGAAGAACCGTCGCGATGGTATGGTAGGGCTTAATGATGGGATTTGCCGTCTGTTGATAGAACTTGATGCACTGACCAAACCGTCTACTTGTTATCTGTTCGGGCGCGACTTCAGACCGAGCGAGGAAAAAGCCGATTCGCGTATCTTTCGAGAGGCTTTTATAAAAGTACGAAAGGCTCTTCATTTTCCTGCCAATCTTCAGTTCTATTCCTTGAAAGATTCGGGCATCAGAGATTTGGCCAATGCCGAAGGCATCGTCATAGCCAGAGATCAGGCACGTCATGCGGACATTACGACTACAAACAAATACTTAAAAGGGGATGCGCTGACCGTGCACGAAGAGACAAAGCATTTTGATGGTGCCTTATGAATCCGCTTCATAGAAGTACCCCGTCTTTTCTTTGCCGATTCCCTTGGCATCGATTTTGTATTCTATCTTTTCGCAAATGAACGCTTTGTTATTGATAATAAATCGTTTCATGACGTTGGGCATTTTATCGGATATGAATTTGATGCAATATTCCGATTTCGTATTGATTTTATTCAATAGCCCGAACACGGTGTCGTACATGGTTGTCCTGCCTTTGATTTGATTCAGTTCAAAAGAAAAACCCCTGTTGTTTTCTCCTTTGAGTTCATCGTAAGTTCTGACGAAAGGATACGGATAATAAAATTTGCTACCTTCGGGAGTGACCATCTGTTTGATGCCGTCATTCATTGCCACCTCGATAATGTCTTGTGATTTCTCCGTACCACCGTTTCCCGCTATCAAATTTTGCATGTTGATAGATGCCGTGTCATAACTGAAGTCGGACGGTGCCATAACCGGGCACTCGAATCTTTCACTATGGTAATTGTCCCAAATCTGATGTGCCAACATCATGGCAACAGGAACAATCTTTAATTCGATGGCCGAACTATCAGAACTCTCGTTTCTCACCAGATTTCGAAATTGATTCATCTCTTTTAGGCTGTGCGATTCCTTATTCCCGTTTTTTATCATGTAATCAATGTATTGTTTACCCTCTGTACAATAGAGATAGATACATTTGTTCTCGTCTGTCGTCGAGTTCCAGAAGGCGGACAGTTCCGCATCGTTTGCAAATTCTTTTTTCTGCGCTTTGCTGATGATGTCTTCATCCACTTTGAGATAAGGATCGTTGTTGCTGAAGGAATATGAAAGATTGCTGTCGGACAAATCTTTCGTTTCGTCGGCATCGCTCGAGACCGTATATTCGTTCAGTACCTTATCTACGTATTCCGTATTCTCCGCGGTATAGAAAGAATTCCGTGCAATAATCCGGACTCTCTTGTCGGCATCATCAATACGGAAGATCACCCCGAAAAAGTGCTCGACGTGTGTCATGAACTCGCTGATGGTCCAATGTGGGAGACATTGCCCGAAGTCTGAAATATTAATGGCATTGGCAATGAAAATGTTTTTAAGCGGGGTGTTTTCTATCTGGTTCTCCGCCAGAGTATAGCCCAATTTTTCGAAAATAAGGCGGATGATATAACAGAAATAAGGCTGTGCGGCCAATCTTCCGTTAATGCTGTCTACCCATTCGAATCTTTGTGCCGTTTCGTGCCAATAACACCGATGTAGCGTCACTCTGTAATTGCCCGTCTCACCCCAATCGAGATACCCCGAATTGTTATAGCAGGCGTCGAAATCATTTTTGTAAGCTGGAAAGAATACGTAATTCGCATCTCCATATTTGCCGTACAGAAATTTGAACCGGTCATCTTCGCTCATCGTCTGTACGTATTTCCATACTTCTTCATCGTTTGAAAAGGTTACCCCATCAGCTCTTTTCGCATAGCCCAATTTCAATTCATCGATGTACTGCTTTTCGTATTTCGACAAGAAGTTGAGTTCGGCGTTACCCGATAGAATCTGTATTTTTATCTTATCCTCGGAGACGGATGTGACCGTTGCGGTACCGTCAATTATTTTTTGGTTGTTCGCTATGATTCTTGCCGGCATTTTGACAATGGCTTTGTTGACGTCGAGCCTTTGCAGATTGCCGAGTATTTTCAGGTTATTCGCATTTCCTCTCAACGGTACATCGACGTCATACGTGTACTTGCTCGAGTCGGTGAAATAACTATTCTCGTCCACCAGTTTGATACTGATTGAATCATTTAAATCTATTCTTTTATTGTTGATGAATAACTCTGTCATAATCAGCGTGATTTATTGGATTGTAGTTTCTTGTAATGGTTGTATTGCCGTTCGAACCCATGTTCGCCGTCAATGGTGACATACGATTCGATACCGCCTTCGAGCTGTTGCTGAAGTCTTTCGATCACTTCGGCGTTGTGTTGCAGGCTGACGGCGACCGCGTCGAAGTTGATGTTGATTGCGTCGACGGGCGAGTTGCCTGTGCTGATGGGCGATGATGTTCCTCCGCCGATGGTGTTAGACACATCCTGAGCGGTGAGAGAACCGACCGTATTATTTTTTTGCGCATGGTCGATCAGACGAAGTACCGGTAAAAGATTCGGGTTGCCGGTGGCTTGATGATTGGCGATAAACTCATTGGCATGTACGGTACCGACGGGTTTTCTGTTGTTGGCGTCCGAAGGGGTGAAACCGCCCGAGTAATAACCCTCGTCCTGGGCCTGTGCCTGTTTCTTGATGGCTGCTACCTGTATCATGCCGGAAGCTGTTGCAATACCTGCGAATATCGGAGCTAAAACCGGTCCCGCAGCTCCCATACTCCAACCGGCGGCATAAGCTCTTAATGCTGACACTGCCGTTTCCGCTATCGCCTGGGCTATTTGTATGTTGGTGGATTTTTTGTTGTACTTGTTTTTGATTTTGGCGATTTCTTTTTGTTTCTGCTCTTCAAGTTTCTTGCCTTTGGTGGTGTTTTCGCCTGCCGCTTTTATTTGATTGTCGTAATTTTTAGTCGTCTTAGCAACCTCGACATCACGGCTTGCCGAGACGTAGGAAGAGTAAGCGGACATCAACCCTCCTACAACCTGGTAAGCTTTTTCGGCTTTCTCGGCAAGTTGGTTGTAGTAATCTTCATCGGCGGCGGCCATACCGTTTAATACATCCTGATGACTCACGCCCATCTGTCCCTCCATGTTCTTCATCTTCTCTTTTACCTTTGAATGAAGTTTGGCGTCATTGCCAAAGAGAGTATCCCAGATACTGTCTTTTCCCGGATTATCCTGATTTCCTACTTCGCCTTTGGCCTGGTTATATATATCCTGCCCGCGCTGTGCTCCTTTCCTGGCGTTTCCATCGAACCCGACTTCTTGTTCGCCCTTCTGTCGTTTGTAGTGGGCGCGGATAGCGGCGATTATTTCCTGATGCTCTTTTTCTTTGCCTTCTATCTTGCTATAATAGTCATCCCAGAAAGCTATATCTTCGGCCATCAGTTCATCACCCGTCTTCTTTTCGGAATACTCTTTTATCTGTTGGAGACGTTGCTCGAACTCTTGCAGTTTTTGCAATCTGTCGTTATGGCTCCAGCTATCCATTTGTGCCTGGTAGTCGTTATATTCTTTTGAACCTTTCATATAAAGGTTTCGCTTCTTTTCCAAAGTGTCATATTCCAATTCTCCCATTGCCGTATCGAATCCTTTTTTGTCAATCAGCTGTTGGGTATACATATTAAGATACATTTCTTTTTGTTGTTCTGTCTGTCGGTCGACGGTTTCGATATCGCCTGCTTTGTCTCTCTCATTGCGTTTCGCTTGCATTTGGGTTTTCTGCAAAAGCAGGTCATTGTACTCTTTTGAGTCTTTGCGGTAGAGTTTCATCTTGGCATCTATCAGCTTCTCGTCGCTATCTTCCATGAACAGGTCATATTCCTCTTTTGATACTTTGCCGGCAGCGTATAGGGCGGTATTCATTATTTTTTCTTTGTCGTTGGATGCTTCTATGAGTTTCAGCTTTCTCTCCATTATCTTTTTCTGTTGCGCTTCGGTGAGTGATGTTCCGGTATCGGGTGTGCCTCCGAGATTCGTGTTGTTTTGCACTTGCTCCTGTTGTGCAACCGGTCTGTCATGTTTAATCCATGGGCGAAGTTGATTGCGAACGTTAATGACTTTTTGATTATCCTTCTGCATATTGTCAATGAGTTCACTGATGTTGCCATGCCAATCCCGTCCGGCAGAGTTTCCATACATTAAGTTCCAAAAGCCCGAATAATCCAGCCCCAGTCCTTTTTGCACTTGTCCGTTAATCGATTTCATCAACCCTTCTTTGCCAATATTCGGAGATTTCTGAATGGCACTGTTGATTGCGTCGACGATGATTTGAGATGCTTTCGCTTTTTGGTTGTCCGTCGCTTTTGTCAATCCACCGACTGCCCCTTGCAGCAGCTCACCGTTATCTTTGACATGTTTGGACATGATATCGCCGGTCTCCTTGTCGAGTACCTGTCGGGCATAGTAGTCGTTCATTGCCACGGTTGCCTGTTCGTAGGCGTTCTTGATATCGGCGATGGTACTCTTTTCGGTCAGTAGGTTTGTGAGGTACTTGCCGAATTTATCATTAAATTCTTTGATAAGTTCAGCCCTCATTTTGGATTTTTGATTTGTCGCTCCCAGCTGATTATAAAGATTCGTCAGCTCGCCCCGTTCTTTGGATACCGCACTGTAAAATTCGGCTGTCGCCCGGTTCGCTTCTTTTTGGTTCTGATACCATTTGTACAGACCGTAACCGATGGCGGCAATCGCCGCTATCGCAATTCCCCAGGGATTCGTTTTGATAGCGGTGCCGAAGGCATTGAGGGCTAGTCTGGCTTCTTTGAATTTACCTATTAAAATGTTTTTGGCGGCAATGACAAGGTACATTGCTGCCTGGTAGTTGACGAGTGATTTTTTCCCCATTTGCTGAAGTATTTCACTCTCTTTGAGTATGGCATTGTACGCCCCTTGGTTGCGTGCCATTTTAGCGGTGGCCAACGCATCGATCGTTTTGTATGTCGCGGCTAATTTATGAAGGTTATTGCTTAGCGATTTGACGACAGTCGTATACTTCGCCTTGATATAGTAGGCACTTAAAGCAAGTGTCAAGGCGGCAAGTTCAACCCTGTTCTCCTTGATAAAATCAATTGCTCCGGATGATAATTTGACGAGCTTGCTTCCGATTCTAAACGTGTATTCCATGCCCGGATATAATTTGCCGCCGAGTTCGACCGCCAAGTCGTGAGCCCGCTTTTGCATCTTTTCCAGTCGAGCCTGTGCGGTATTGTTCTGTACGTTATATTCCTTGGTGATGCTAGTCGCTTCGTTATAAGCCTGGTTTGCCTTGCGTTGTTCCTGTTCAATCAAACCGATGTTTCCCGAGAGGGCAGTAAGGACCTGTGCCGCTTTTTGACCGTCAAGTCCGAGCGATTTGATAACGGGAGCCGCTTTGGTAAGGTCTCCTACTCTGGACAGTCCGGAAAGGAAGCTAAGCATCGCTTTGTTGGAATCGACCTGTAACAGCGTTTTAAATTCTTTGAGGCTCACGCCCGCAATCTTGGCATATTTGGCAGGCTCTTGAAACATCTTTAAAGTAAGCTGTTGAAAAGCGGTAGATGCCACAGAGGCTTCGACTTTGTTCTGGTCAAGAACAGACGCATAGCCGAGCAAGTTCGCCTGTGATATTTTTGCCTGATGGCCAACACTACCCATTTCGCCGAGGAAGTCGGCGAGATAGGGCTCGGCAGCTGAAGAACTTTGTCCGATGTAGTTGATGGCGGAACCTGTGGAAAGCATCGCCTTTTTAAGTCCAAGCCTTTGATCCTCGCCGAATATCATGGCGAGCTTACCGATATTCTTGATAGCATCCGCTCCCAAGTCCTCTCCCAGTGCAATATTGATTTGGTTACCGGCATCGACAAAATCTTCGATGCCCTTCTTGCCGTCAATGCCCAATTTACCGGCATCACCGGCAAGGCTGTTCAGCTGTTCTCGAGCGGTACGGGTGTCCAGTTTCTTAAAATCTTCGTTTACGTCCTCTACTTCTTTTTTAGTCAGGTTGGTGTATTTGACTACCTGGCTTTCGGCTTCTTCCATTTTGGCAAAATCGTTGACTTTGTCGTTTATCCATGAGTTTACTCCTTGATAAACGCTTGTCCCGATGACATAAGCTCCCCAAATCCGATTGGCAAAATCGGTTATCCTTTCGAAAGAATTTTTCGAAACCTGTCCGCCTTCCTCTCTAATCTTTCGAAGCTCCGCATTGACCATACTGAGTTTCTTCTGATAGGCGTCCCATTCTTCAGAGCCTCTCTGTACTCTGCCCGAATTGAGCTCATTATTAATTGCCTTGAGTGTTTTGTGAAGATCTTTTGTTCCGGTAAGGGATAAGTTGTTGAGTACTTGGTTGACATTCACCCAATTCCGCTGAATCAGTTGAATCTCTTTGTTAACGCCGTTTATCTTCTTTTGATATTCTTGTGCGGTCTTTTTGTCGCCTGTGCCGATTGCTTTGTCTCTTGCCGTCTCATACTTTTTCAGTGCTTCGGTCAGTTTCTTCAGCTCCTCTTCAGGTTGTTGTCCGTTTAAGGACATTCTGATAATTGCCTCTTGTGTAATAGCCATACCTCGTAATTTTGTTAGATTTTCTCAAAATTACGAGAGTGGAATTACAGCTTAAAAGACAATTATTTCTTCTTGCTAAGCAAGTACCATAGTACCAAAATAATAAAGATGACTACTGCTGAACCGTTGCTTGCAAACATAATAGGTATACTTAACATGTTACAAATATAGTGTTTTTTATAAAGTCGGACCGTATCACTACGCCCCGACTTGAAAAAATGTAATAAAAATGTTTCTTATTTGCCCGGTAGCATCGCCCATCGTGGCAGATGGTCGTCTCCGGTCACAACGAGATACCCGGAGTTGGCGAGTACATCGGCAACTTCGTTGATGCTGACTTCTATCATGTCGGCCAAGTCATCCACGATGTCTTGCGACGATTTGAGTACCTTGTTCTTATCGCTAAGGTCTGCCGGAAGGTTGCCTTGCAGATAGGAACAAAATATTGTGTTTTTCGGGTCTTTCTTGTCGAACCCTTCCGTATTTTCCAAATTATTCAGTAGTTTCATGGTTCATCTCTTTTTTGAGTTCGTTTATCTGACGTTTGAAATCCAATAGAGCCGAAACGGTACTAAGCCTTTCATGCTCCGACATCCCCATGTCGGGATTTGCAATATTGTATATTGTCGTGTCGAGTAGCTGACAAGACAACTCGATACCGATGTTATCACCCTCTTGCAAGTCTCTAAGTATGGCCAACGATTTTTCGTTGAGCAATACACCTTCTACATTAAAGCTCTTCATGGCTGCTCAATTGATTGCCTTTGTATACACATAGGGCGGTTATAGGTAGAAGGTAATAAATAGGGATGGTAATAAGCAAACTGAAAGTGGCTGCTACGAACCAGGCATCGGAACGGGACTGCACTTTGCATTCGTCGGGTAGAATAGAATTGATTTTTTGGAAGATTTTGTTCCCGGTACCGGAAACGATCTGTGCGAGATTGCTGCTTTTGGGCTGCAATACTGCAATGGAATTGTTCGTTTTCATATTACTACTGTTTAGCGTTTCGACAGAAAAACGGCTGCCGTTCCGTGTCGCTAAACAGTAGTAAATCTCACTCCGAAGAGAAAAAAATACCCGGAAGACAGCCGCATGGCTTATATGTATGTGGGGCATAAAAAAAGCCCGACGTAAATCGTTGAGCATTAACCGCGCTCTGCGAAGTGAAAGACATTTCACTACTGTTTAGCTGGGGCAAATATCGAAAGAATATTTGAGACAGCAAAGGAAAAGGGGAGAAAAATTAGAAAATAGTTGATAACTATTACAAAAGTAATATTGATGCTGTTTATTGTGAATTAGTTGAATAGGTTTATCATGAAACTATATAGATAATTAGAAAAAATTCCAGCTAGTATGCTAACTATAATAGATATCCAAAACATTATCCAATCTCTATTTTTAACTTTCTTATAGTCATTATATTCGTCATAACTTTTTCGGCTGAATATTAGAAAACTTTTTGGCATTCTTGAAGCCATTACCTTAATCCATAATCCGATGGCTAGAAGAATTGGTATGGTTAAGACTATGTATATGTTGTCTAGATAATTGTTCTCTAGCTTTTTGTTTATTATTATCTCTTTCATTGTGTAATCTATTTTTTTTCCAATGTCTTTGTTGTGATCAATATAATAGTAAAGTCCTTCCTTTTGTGTAGTGATGTATTTATTTTTTGCTGTATAGAATCCTTGAAAAAATATGATTAAAATGAACATTACTAATAAGAACGCTATTTCTGATGAATTTCTTTTAACAAAAAATCTAAATTTAGATATTTTTTGTTTTATAGAATCTATCTGGTCTTCAATAATATTCTCAATATCAACACCCCATGTCCTTTGTGTATGTCTAATTTCAATATTAAAGTAGCTTTCACTGCTAACATCTGAATTTGTCAAGAGCTTCCTTTTGTTAGCACAATAAAATAATTCTATTTCTTGTCGTTCAGGAGTTTCTTTATCTGGAAAATTAATTAGAAAACTCCATGTTATTCTTATTCCAATTGATAATAGAGGTTTTATCTCGTAGTAACTAATTAAATCATCATAACTGTTTAGTGTTATATTTGATTTGTCTGAAAAATAGATTGTTGATTTTACTTCAAGTAGTTTACTCTGATTTTGTTGTGCGACTCTTTGGCAAATTAAATCATTAAAACTTTGTATGTCACTTAGTTGTATAACAAAAACGCCTTCAATTTTTTTAGAGATTGTTTGAGGAGTACCCAATAAACTTTTAATGAATTGCGATAGTTGTTCATCTGTATAGGGTAATGCAACATATCCTTTCTGTGGATTTACTAATTCTATGCCAACATTTTTCATGATTAGTCATTTATAATTTGATTAAATATATTCAGTTTAAATATTTCTTAAAAGGCTTTTGGCTACGCCTCTATATCCAGGAAATAATCTAGAAGAATCATAACCTGATGTCTCTAAATGAGTTTTTAGTCCTTGGTAATCTTGGGTTGGAATATATATCTTATATAACGGATTACCGCTCTTTACATTTCCTAAAAGCTTAGGATTTTCTTCGATCAACTTATTTAAAGGGGCTCTATCAGTAAGATTCTTGTTATTTTTATGTGTTTGCCACAAGGTAAAAACTCCTTTTTGTGCACATAAATTAGGATTACTATTATATTTTGGGACAGTAATTTTTAATCCCGGCATATCGGATTTGTTATTTACTACAATCTCTGTATTTAATGCCCATATTACTATATTTTTAGGATGGTTATCTGGATTCTCGGTAGTTTTATTTAGCATGTAGCCAGATACTGCAAAATATAAAGCGACATTAAGATCTTGAGTCCAATCAAGCAGTCTTGTATATATTCCATAATGTTGAGCTAAACCTGCGAGTTCAATATATTTAAGTGGTAGCCAGACATCTATATTCTCCATTTCTGTTGCTAAATAAGTGTAGTGTCCTCTTAAAAGCCTAAGATCGTTTATCTCAGGAATGTATAAACCGTTGTAATCACATTTTTGGAAAAATACGTTGAGCAGCGCATATTCTGAAGTAATTTGATTACAATTATATTCTTGTGATAAATCAAAATTGTCTTTTGAGAATTCAGGAGCGAGATTCCTTATTATTTCCTCGATTTTTGTTCGATTCTCTTCTCGCAAAGAACTTGGTATGAGGGAATATTGATCTGAAGGTTCACCTCTGAAAATGAAATTGTCAGTTCTTAAATGAAAATATTCACCTCCATACGAAAACTTTGAAATAAAATCTTTAGCATCTGTACAATGAACTTCTTTTAATATATCATCCATGATAATGTGTTTATAGTATAAGTGAAATTATAGCTATTTGCTTTATTAATTATTCTTTTTTCGTTCTTCGTCATCAATCCAAATAACGCCAGATAAATCGATGCTACTTTGTTCAAGGGATGGTCTCATACTGGAACTGATAATTACTCCTTCCAGATCAACTAATGATAAATCTACCTCTTTTAAATGAATTAAGGTTGCTCCTTCCAAAATAGCTCCTTCCAAATTAACCCCCCTTAAATTAATAGATCCTAAATAGGCTCCTTTTAAATTAGCTATAGCCAAAGATGATGCCCCGCTAAATATAGTCTTAGATAAAACGGCCATTTCCAAATACGCTCCAATAAGTTCTGCTCCTGCTAAGTTAGTGCGGAATAATTTTGCATTGTATAAATTTGCTGTCATTAAATCAGCTCCTTGTAAATTTGAATGTTGAAGATTCGCAGAAAACTTAGAAAATAATGTGTCTCTTATTCTTTCTTCATCAAAGTTTTCTTCTGATTCCCAATCTAATAATGATTGATTTTTAAATAGTAAGTCTAATATTGTTTGTACCTCATTCGATACTGTTGGATGTTTCTTTAAATACTCTTCGGATGTGGTGAGAGTTCTGATGTGGGAACATAGTATCTCAAATACTGGTTTTGAAAATTCATCTGGATAATCTTTCGCTAAAAAATATAAGCTATAAGCAGCTCCAGCTCGAGCCGATTCGTTGTCATTGCCCAATAATTCTATTCCTTTAGAAAATCTACTATCACGTTGCGATTTACTTTGTAGTTCAATTTGCTTCTCTTGCTCTTTGAGTTGTTCTTCTTGGTTTTGTAATTGTTTGTTTTGATTCTCTAATTGTCGGTCTTGGTTAACCGTCCTCTTTTGATTTTGGTATATATTAATTGCAATACCTATTGCTCCAAATAAAGCTATCCATACCGTGAAGAAATCTTTTCGATCTAGTATCCCGAAAGTGTATAGGTCACCAAGATATAATGATGTACTATAATTAATAAAGACGCATATAAAGGGGCTGAAAAAAAGAATTATAATGATATAAACCTTTCCTTTAAATGATGGTCTAAATTTAGATGGGATGGTAAACTTTGTTTTCATGTATTGAAATTTGAAGTCAAATGTAGAGGAAAATTATTTCTTTTCAAAAAGAATTTATAAAAATTTAGAGGTTTCATGATTGTGTAGTAAAAACTATAAGATTAAAGTTTTGTCTTGACTGATCTTGCACTAATGATTTAATAATTTATATTTTGCGGGATTTTATTCTGAAATAAAATGAAACATATATCTTTGTAAGAAAAATGTTTTATGGAAAAGGATGAACTTCTAAATATTTTATATTCTGAAAGACAAAGAGTCTCAGAGAAAAATAAAGACTTCGGATGGTCTATATGGGCCTTGATTGGGACAATAGCTACTTTATTATGGATACTAATTGATTTATTTAATAATAAGTTAACGAAAAACCCACAAGAGATCTTTTTATTTTCAAGAAGCTTTTGTACGATGTTGCTTAGCCTTTTATTATTTAAAGATTTTTATAAAAAAAAGAACTATGAATATTATCCGTATCGGTTTGTAAAATCATCTGGACAAGTTTTAGGTATAGTTGATATCATAATACCAACTCTTCTATTTGTTTCATATATATGGCCAAATCTATTACTAAGACCATTGCTAGAAATATTAGATATTAAATCAACTTCATTACATGAAAGTTCGCTTATTTTTAATTTTATAATATCTTTTGCATTTTCTGGTTATATCACTTTAAAAGGCATGGAAATGTATTGTAGGCATAAATTTAAACAAGAGGCTGGATATGTAAAAAACTGGCCTTATTTGTTGTATGCTTCTTTGATGCTACTTTGTGGAATTTTAGATTTTAGTCGTACTGAGGGTTATATGTTGAGTATTAGATTTTCTTTGGTGATTTCGGGGATAATGGCTATTGTATACATACTAATAGCAATTATAGGTAATCCGTTGCGAAAATTAATTAGTTCAATTGACAGATTGATAGATAAAGTGTTAATAAATGAAGAAATCGATGTAAATTTTGTTTACGAAGAATTTATATCGATTAAGATTGGCTATAAATATAGTCGACTTTATCAAGGAGATATTCAAAAAATTTATACTCTCATAGAAGAGCAAAATAATTATATTCGTGATATTGATTCTATAAAATATGAAGGCTGCCCAATTGAGCATTTTAATGAAATAAAAGAGGTATTAGCAAAAGCGGATTTGTTGTATAGTAATCATCAGGAGATAATTAACATGGCAACTAAGATGACAAATAAAATGAGCTGGGATGTTAAAAGAATTTCTTTGGATGAAGAAGAACTCAAAAAACTGATAAGCGCTATAAAAAAAGCCCTTGAAATTTCTAAAGAAAATGAAACTAAAATAGAGAGAAAAGTAGAAGAAGTAAAAGAAATGAGAGAGGCGATAAAGATATGCAATGCATATATGAAAAATAATATAAAAAAATAATTCTCTTTTTTATAAGCCATATTAGAAAAGAGGAACAATCGACGTGCGATGTTCCTTTTTTGATATTGCGGTAAAGAGCTTAATTAAATCGATGTGTTAATTACACTCTCTTATTTTGCTTTTTTCATCAAGTTCTTTAAGCGGTTTAAAAAATCATCCTCTTCGTCAACTTTAACAGGTAAAGGTAGTACAAACCATGTGGGATAACCTCTTGAAACAGGGTTACCGATACAGAGCTTCTTTCCCTGCACTTTGTCAGGATCATCATATTCAGCAGAAGAGATGTTCCATCTCATTGCATAACTTTCATCACCGTCGTCATATTTGACTATTGCAATTGAATAACTTGGGTCATCTTTACCATCATACAATACTCGTACTAATTCGAGGTGATTTTTCGGTGATTTCACATCGTCAGGTTTTACATACTTCATTTTATTCATGGTCTTTTAGGTTTGATTTTTTGATATAAAGAAGATACACGTTTTTGTTATGGATTAGGATAACATTCATCCATATCTTTAGGCAAGAAATATCCTTTTATGCAATTTGTATTTCGAATACAAATCTGGATATGATTTTTTTCTCTAAATCCGGCATCAGGATATAACTCTTGTCCTTCTAGAAATGTACTTCTTACAGAATCATATGGTTGTACCAAAGAAGAATTTAATTTGATATTATCAGCCCATTGCTCTAATATATGTATTGCATCCTTCTTCTCTTGATTAGTTATTATATTAATGAATGCATTCTTCCTCTCTTCTGTGAAATCTGACTCGAAAGTGTCGGCACTATATGATCTCAGTGAATCCACAAAATCATTAGTACATTCTATATAGTCCTCAATAGAATATTTTGAAGATTTAACCATGTAGATGAGAGCTCTAATACGTGCTTCCATCTCTTGAAGTTTCTGATATTGATCTTTTCTTGCCGTATGGACTGATTGGATTACGGTTTTATCCAAATATCGTAGCATTTTTGTACCACCAATTTCCATTTTATTTTCGGGGAGGGGATTTTGGGAATCGGCTTTTAAGACTTCATAAGAACGTTTCACATCTTGCAAGTGCTTATAATCCAATAAGTCAAGACATAATCCGAGATCAATAATTGCGCCAATAACAGCTGGATTTGTTATATTTGAATTTTTGCGTTCTTTTGCTTCGTTAGCATATTGAATAGCTCTTTCTTGGCTATTCTGCCAAAAATATATTCCTTCTCCTAACCAATCATAATCGTTTGTACTTCTCTTTAATTCCTCTTTTCCATTCAGTACTTTTTCTACGATTGATTGATCACACCCATGAAATCCTATAATTAGATTAGGCCTTTTGGAATATAAATCGGCGTTCATTATTTATATCCCTTAGCAAGTTCTCCTTTTGAATTATAAACTCCTGCTCTTTGAAGAAATTTTTTTGCTGATTCAGGAGTCGCAAAAGCACGTCTATAGCCAGCTTCCATTATTTTAGTATAGACTTCATGCTTACTTAAAGGATGATCCGATTTTGACACAGGCATTTCTTGAATCTTTTGTATCAACTGTTGTCTCTTTAGTTCGATATCCTTTTCCATAATTTCTATTATCTGTTTGTTTCAACTTCTTGTGCAAAGTTATTAATATAATTGCAATTCCAATCAACTTTATTAATAAAAAACATCAATAAAATTTATTATTAATAATATAACATTTGCAGTTTCCCTCTTATTATTCGTTCAGTAAAAGAATCTCTATCGCTATCTTTAATCCAACCGCAAGGTTTATTTTAGAAAAGACTTTTAAGATAAAAAAGGAGGGATAAAATGCTCCGAATCCATAAAAGACTCGGAGCAAAGCCGTGACCTAAACGGCAATCAAAATATAAAAGAAAGGCCTAAATCTTTTCAGCTGCTTGGCGTATACGTTCCGAAAGATCGCATAAAGCACCTTTGAGCTGTTGTTTTTCTTCAGCAGAAAATTCTCCGACGCCACCGTTACTATTAATACCGTCTAGTTTTTGGTGCAGCCAAGAGCGTGATTTGCCGAGATATCTTGTAGATAGTCTTGCCCAAGAGATATCCAAGAGAATGTCGCTCATAATCATTTTTGTTGCTGTTTCCATATTACTTGTGTTTTGATGCTGCGAAGATAATCAACTTTTGTTTGTTGCACAATGAAAATAAATAAAGGAAGTGCCAGAATTTTATCCGGAACTTCCTTCTCTCAATCTAAAATTATTTCTTCAACCTCTCGGTTTACTTTCTTATTTTATCCTTCACAAAAAGATAAACTCCCGATGAAATAGCCAACACAATCAATGCAATAATCGTTATTCTGCCAGTATTCATTTCTACCTTTTGCCACTTGGTGAGCTGTTTTTCTACCGGATAAGGAACACGTATGGAATCGTTCTTATTAAAATAGACACTGTCCGTGCCGAAGATATACTTGTTCACGTACTTCGTCTGGTACTTATCCATAAATACCGTATCCCCTTTGATATACGAAGAAATAGAATCGTGCAAATAGATGGAATCATGCTTTTGCACCAGCTTATTGATATACTTCGTTTCGGTCCGAACGCTTTCAACCGGCACATACTTAACCGATCGACATGAGGTCAGCAACATCATAAATAGGATGATAGTGTATATGTACGTCTGCTTTCGTTTCATATCATCAATTATTCGATGTTTTCTAATTTAATTCGTTCCCGCAAAATACGACAATACATTTCCATCGCACCTAGTTGTTGGCAAGATAGCTTTTGTTGCTGCCTACTTAAAGTTTCATACACGGGGCTTTCAAATATAAAATCCTCGAGTTTCTTTGCATTCTCCGATAGCTGTTTTTCTTCAGCTATAAGTCTTTTTTGATAATCTTTCATTTCAGTCGTTTTTTAGAGTTATATATACATTCTCTTTCTTATCGATCGCATTTTGAATACGCTTATTCAGCTCATTAGACCACTTGCGTGAATTTGTCAGACCGCCTATTACGGTATTCTCGCCAACAAGAATACAGCCTTCCGTATCTTCAGCCTTGTTACCCGGATGAATGCGGATAGCTTCGAATTGCGGAACGCCGTTAATCAGTGGCATTACTCGCTTGAACTTGGGAGAGTAAGTCATCGTCACTCGGTAAGTTCCGGCAGGAATGGCCGTCCTACCGAAAACTTTGGATTCTTTTGTAAGGTCTCTGACTTTATCTTCAAGTGTGTTGCAGAAGTATTTTTCATCAATGGCCATCTTTCCGATGGTATACGTCTCTTTTTTCCAAAGTCTGTCAACCGTTATTTTCATTACTCTTTTCCTCCTGTTGTTTGATGATATTGAAAATCTTATCGGCTTTGTCTTGTCCGTAAGCTGTGGCAATACTTTGCATCATGGCGATCGGATCATGTGTTTCGGTCCGTCCTTTGTGCATGTTCTCCCGGATAGATATAACCTCTATGATTATCTCTGATATGGCACAAAGAGTACAAAGTACCGGAAAGTCAACAAAAAAGGAAAGGCAGCAATCTATCAGGAACATCAGGAAATAATACATCATATAGTCTCTGTCCTTACTTATAGTTTGACGAAGTCCGAACGATGTTGTTTTAAAGTTACCTAATCGCTTACTAGCCTTGATGCCGGTAACCAAGTCAAAGATACTTGATACGTTTATAATGACAGCCAAAACCGCAGAGACAAGCAACCACATTGCTATTTTTGATGTTTCTCCTGTGAGGAGATACGATATAAATAACATCTTCATTATTTGCCCTCCTCACTTTCTGTGGTACCTTCCACTTTCGTTTTAATTTCATTGACCAACTGATTAAATACCGTTATGTGGGTAAATAAGGTATTGCGGTCGTCAATGTTGGCCGATGCATTGTCACCGTAATTCATATTTCCAAGATACTTGCCCTGCTTGTCCTTAATCGTACAAGCGCAATCTGTCAGTTTTTTACCCACGTATCTGTACTCAATTTCATACTTGGCCGAATCGGTTTCATAAGAACCGGTAACGATTGTTTCTACTTTTGTTTCTGTAATCAAATTTGTCATAATCTTTATTTTTTATTTGGTTCATATTCCTTGCCTTCTGCTTCCATAACAGCATTATCAAGCACCTCATATACGGCACTAACTATCAACATTGATTGTGTATTCTTTACATAATCTTTGATGATAGGGATATAAATTTCATCTATTTCCATTTCTTCACCGTTGTTGTCATGTAATCTTTCAATAAATCTGCGATACTCTATTATGTCGCTGATATTTTTAGGTATCTGCTCCATGATTAGTGAGTTTGATATGCTTTTCCCAAATTCAGTCAAAACCACTTTATGGCCTTCCAAATCGAGAATTTGCAAAGCATCTTTCACTATTTCAGTCCTTATGACTTTTCCATCTTCAACGATTTCTTTTTCCGCTAAAAATTTTACTTTTACTTTCATTGTTTTATTATTTAATTAAACCACGTGTCAAGTTGTGCATAATATCCTGAATAAGGGGTATATGTAAGCGAAAATCTAGCAACATCACCTTTTGCCATTGTTAAGTTTGAATTTTGCCATTCTCCACCATCATTATTTACCAACATTCCACCTTCCGCATCGCTTGCTGGAGGATTTGCTTTATTTTGCGTCTTTAAATAAATTCCATATAAACTGTTTTTCTCTATTCCGATCCTTATGGGAACACAAAAAGAATCAGATGAAGTAAGCCCCAGTTGTGAACGCACCTGTGATAATGTTGGTAGGAATATGCTAAAGTTATTAACAGAACTTTTTATTACTATTGAAGTTCCAAAGCTTAAATCTATGACACTAGTAGAGCTACTATATATTACGTTCATTAAATTCCCCGTCTCCATAATTCCGCCGCGTACACGTAAGCCACCGGTTAACTCTAATGCTACATTTCTATTAATAACATTATCACTAATAATTCGAACTGAGGGATAATATGGGTCTATACTATAGTTCATCCGACGATAAAAATATCCAGAACATAAGCAGGCAGACGAATTTAATTTACTTGTGCCTGGATCGGCTCCATCACCTATACCCACTTTTATATTGGAAACATCGCCCGCCTGAAAATATCCGTATTGTTTTTGGATCTTGATACATCCCGGAATAACAGATGTCAAGTTCTGTTTATAAGAGGCTGTAGTCCATTGGGTGGGGTCACCAGAATACAATCCGTTGTCATCAATGGAAAAAAGGCCGATGGCACCTGTCGCCGCCGTTATCTTTCCGGTCACATCGGCATTGGTCATTTTTACCGTATCGACATTCAGATTCTTGAACGTGGCGTTACCGGCATCTATCGTTTGGGCACTGATACCTTGTGCAACGACGTTTTTAACGTCTATCAAACTCATCTTCAGAAAAGCACCGCTTATTAAGCCTTCCTCTTTCATCGCCTGTTCTACTAGGCTTTTATAGGCGAGATCGCCCAAACTTTTTGTTAGAGTACCTAAGCTGTTATTGGCATTATTCGCCGAATCCTGTGCGCTCTTAATACGTCCGTCCACATCACTATAATCGGATAGGGATTTGAATGAAACCATTCCTGTAAGGCTGATCTTCTTACCTAACATCGAAATGCCATCTGCACCGATAGAAAAGGATGACTTTATTTCGTCCTGTGCATTCCCGACCGCTTTATCTATTTGTGATTTGACGGTTAAATTGATTGCATCGGGTGTTATACTCGCTTCGGCCGAAGTCATTCGACCGCCCAAATCAGTAACATCTTTCTGTGACGCTTTTAAAGTAATATCTTCCGAATTCTGTCGAATTGCAGTAGTGTGATCTGAAACAGTCCTGCCGAGAACATCGACAGTATCCTTCGTTGCATAGCTCGTCATTTGATCGCCTACAATTGTCTGCGTATAGTTTTTGACGACCGTATAATCCACGACGGTAAACGTATACCGCTCTATCTTGACAAAACTACCATAGACAATCTTTATATCGACGTATCCCGATTTGGTATTATTCGGTACGGACGCAATGGACACATTAAGTCCCGAAGTGCTGGCAGAGCAATTGGAAGCGGAATCAATTGAAATGACAGGCGTAACAGCCGTAGAACCTTGGTAGAGTTTTACGACCGTTACGGCAGCTGCAAGACTTCCTATCACACCGTTCGAATCCGAGTTCAACATCGTCGAATAGGACGTGAGGGAACAGGAATAGCCGTCATTTCCGGCTGTTCCTTTATCTCCCTTCTCTCCTTGAACTCCTTGAGCTCCTTTTTCTCCAGTCGCACCGGTATCACCCTTTGCGCCTGTATCGCCTTTATTCCCTTGCGCTCCAGTGTCGCCCTTAGCTCCTTTGATAAGCGTCCAATTGTATTTCGTATAATCGGAAGAGTCGGTTTGCGTGAAATCCACGTATTGGCCGATGTATGTGCCAGAATCTTGGTTGAAGTTCGTTTTACCGTCCGCACTATCGGCATAGGCTATATGCAGGTAAGACGTCTGCCCATTCGCGCCGTTTGACCCCGCAATACCTTGCTCTCCCTTTGTCCCTTGTGCACCTTTGACGAGTACCCAGGTGTATTTTGTTTTGTCGGCAGAATCGGCTGATGTGAAGTCGACGTATGTGCCGATGTATGCACCACCATTTTCATTCATATTGGTACCGTCGGCGTAATCGCTGTATTTGACATGAAAGTATGAAGTCTGCCCGGTATCTCCTTTGTCTCCTTTTGTGCCAGGAATGCCTTGATCACCTTTGTTACCCTGTATACCTTGCAATCCTTGTATACCTTGTGCACCGGTCGCGCCAGTATCACCCTTAGCTCCCTTAATAAGTGTCCAATTGTATTTTGTATAATCGGAAGAATCTGTTTGCGTGAAATCTACGTATTGACCGATGTAGGCTCCTGAATCTTGGTTGAAGTTCGTCTTACCGTCTGCACTATCGGCATAGGCTATATGCAGGTAAGACGTCTGCCCATTCGCGCCGTTTGCACCCGCAATACCTTGATCACCCTTTGTGCCTTGTGCACCTTTAACGAGTACCCAGGTGTATTTTGTCTTGTCGGCAGAATCGGCGGGCGTGAAGTCGACGTATGTACCGATGTATGCGCCGCCATTTTCATTCATATTGGTACCGTCGGCGTAATCGCTGTACTTGACATGGAAGTAAGACGTTTGCCCGGCATCTCCTTTGTCTCCTTTTGTGCCTGGAATACCTTGCTCTCCCTTGTCACCCTGTATACCTTGTAATCCTTGTATGCCTTGTGCGCCGGTATCCCCTTTATCACCCTTAGCTCCCTTGATAAGCGTCCAATTGTATTTTGTATAATCGGCAGAGTCGGTTTGCGTGAAATCTACGTATTGACCGATGTATGCACCAGAATCTTGATTGAAATTCGTTTTGCCATCCGCACTATCGGCATAGGCTATATGCAGATAAGACGTCTGACCGTTCGCGCCGTTTGACCCCGCAATGCCTTGATCACCCTTTGTCCCTTGTGCACCTTTAACAAGTACCCAGGTGTAATTTGTTTTATCGGCAGAATCAGCTTGTGTGAAATCGACGTATGTGCCGATGTATGCACCGCCATTCTCATTCATGTTAGTGCCGTCGGCGTAATCGCTGTATTTGATATGGAAGTAAGACGTTTGCCCGGCATCCCCTTTAGAGCCTTGCGCTCCAGTATCTCCCTTAACACCCGGGATACCTTGATCACCTTTTTCGCCTTGCAAACCTTGTAACCCTTGTATGCCTTGTGCGCCGGTATCGCCCTTGTCACCTTTAGCTCCTGTACTACCTGTATCTCCTTTATCTCCCTTTTCACCTTGTGGGCCAGTTGCACCATCATTACCGTCTTTGCCGTCAGTCCCATCGTTGCCTTTGGATACTTGTTTTTGCCAAGAGGTCGAACCTTCCATCGGCTCGTCGGTCGTTGTTTTTCCTTCAGGAATAATACAGAGCCACAAAGACCCATTGTGTGATACGCGATTATAATATGAACATGGAGTGCCTTTAATCCATTCGCCAGAATCAGCAGGGATACGTACGGCACCATCATTCACCAATATTTTGAATGATTTGGCAACGAATTCATCTCCTTTGGGAGAAAGCACCGTTTTCCTTTTACCCTCTAACGAATAGGCATTCACGCCCGCATATTCGATGAATGCCGGAGCATCGTCACCGGTAACGACTATCTCGATCAGATTCTGTCTGGCGGTATTCGTTCTGTTGCCCATTTGGACGATAGAATCTCCAGCAGTAGGTATATCCGTTCCGTCACAGTCTGTCTTTGAAAGTTCAATATAATCGTCCCCTACAGCCGTAACGAGCCGCCAATAATACTTATTCGCTACACCTGTATATTTGCCCGCCTTGATGTTGAAAGTCTGACAGCGTGCTTGGTCGCCAACAGCAAAACCGTTTGTTGTGGCCGTCGTTCCGTCATCAGCCATGAAATAGCAACGATAAGTGTCGGAAGTTTCTTCTACGCGAACAATCTTCGAACCCGCACTCGAGAAGATAATGTTACCACCAACGTACGATAGCTTCCGAATTTCAAGTTCGCTAAAGATCGCTTTCACTCTCACCAGCAGCTCGTCGACTTCCATATATGACTTGCCGTCCGCTTTTTTGTAAACGCCAAACCCAGAACCGAATTGACCCGATTCAAAATTGTCAGACTTCAGAAATGTCGTAACGATACCGCCCAGTAGTTTCACAAGAAATTCGGTTGAATCCTCCTTATCCTTCCGTAAAAACATGCCCGCCGCTTTCAATGCCGACAAGATGGAAGAATCTTTCATGTCGCTATCACTGGCTTCATCCGTCGAAAGGATGATATCGGATAATGATTTGCCTGCTATCTTCAGCCCTTTGATAAAATCGATAATACCCGATGCCGTATCATCGGATGTACGACTTAGAAAATTCCGACTTAAATCATCGATATCTACTCTGTCGTCAATAATAGCCAATAATAACGAGCCGAGACGAAAAGCAGTATTAGCCCCTGCTTTTCGTTCGTCTCTAACTTCAGTCGCTCTTTTGCGTAAATCGTCTTTAATATCGGCCATAAATTATAAATTTTACCAAAGGAACAAAGGAAGCTTTTCGTATAAAAAGACAGCTAATGACGCCGCCCGTGATGCCCCCACAGATAGGAACGCATCGAAGTACTCTTTTTGGTATCTGCTGAAGAAATTGCGTCGATGACGATTCCGGTAAATTCTTCGGCGTACATATAGGCTATTTGTTCTTTGAGTACCATGACGGAAGCGAAATAGGAACGTGAAAACCATTCACGTGGTTTACGGTGATCGCCATATCTTGTTTCTTTTCCGGACGCCTGGCGGTGTTTACCTACTCGAGCATCTCTGCCGTTTAGTGGATCGAGAAATTCGAGATTTCCCCCGTTGCCTTTTTTATAACCTCGTCCGGTACCGCAATCCTGGTAAATGCCGTACTCCAGAAATTTGTGCATGATGGTTTGGACACTGCCACCGCTACCGATGACCGCACCGTTAATGCCTGAGAATAGGTGTGTCGTATCAAGTACGTGAAGGCGTGTAATCTTTTCATGCCAAATGGTTATCATCATTTCTTGCCATGCCTTGATGTATTTCTCCCTATCTTCAGCCGAAGCTTTTATCCGGTCATTCCCATTCGTCCGCATTATATTGCAAGTCTACCGGTTCGGAAACATCAATCATAAAGTAAAGCCCTGTACAGCCGTTCAGAAAATATTCGCTAATCTCACGAGACATGACATTATCAGTGTTGAGATAAGTGAGTTCATTGTTTTCGTCGTCGGCATCGACAAGTAACCGTGAGTGAATTTGCCTGAAGAGTTGGCGGCAAATATCCAGCGTTTTTTGACGGTCGGCCATATCACCAAACTTATACCTCTTCAGCAGAAAGACGGTAAAAGTACGATGCTTGAAGAATCCGCCTGAATTGCGTCTCGTAACGCCGTCGTTCGTGTCATCAACAGCAAAGAAAGCGCTTTGCGTGGTGAAGTTGCCAAGAAGTTCGTCCAGCGAATTGATACCTCCACAAGTGCAGGCAAAGAAGTTATTTTTTTTTGCCAGTTTATTCTTAGCACAAAGGTTATGGAAATAACCGATGGCATCAAACAGATTATTTGCGTCCATATTTTTTCTTTAATTCTTTTGCTTCGCGGGCTTTCTCATTCAGTTCTGTAAGTGCCCGCCAGCAATCCATCGCAAGAACCGTATTTTCTTTGGTGATATCGCCACCTGTGAGCGCCCTGATTTCATTATTCATAATCTCGATCATATTCGGTACCTCTTCGTTTTGCTCGCTGTCCTCGTCAATGCGTTCAAAGAAATGTGTGAACTCTTTGGAAAATCGAGTTTTCAGTGAGTAGTACCATTGGAAGATAGAAACAAGTTCTTCCTTTTTGAACTTATGTGAAGACGGGTGTCTGCCCCACTTATCGGCATACATAAGAAGAGCCATTCTAACCAAAAACTCATCATCATGCTGAAATAAATACCCTTGAAAAAGGTTCTCTATTTGCAGGTACTCGGAAAAAGAAACACCATGAAACAACGGATCGACAGCCGTCAATTTACCGATGCGGAACAAACAAACAGGTACATGCGCCGGTACATCAACAAAATCTACGACTTTGAGGAACGACATAATCTGCCACGTCGGTAGCGTGAACGAAATGCGGTCACCGCTGGCAAGTTTCGTTTTGCAGTACCAGCCTTTTTCAGTCTCGTATTGCACCTCGAGTCCGAGCAAGCGAACGAGAATATAGACTTTCGCACTCTGTCCTTCATAATTGGCAAGTGCATAACAGACATAGCGGAGCTGCTGCTGTGTGAGTTTCTCCCAACAGTCCGGAATATGAAACTCTAATTTTTTAGCCGAAAAAGTAGGTGGTATCGTCTTTATCATTTTGGTAATGTTCAAAGTGTTTTACTTTATATGCCGTACTATCTTTGTAAGTGGGAAACTTATCTGGATTATCTTCTATGACATTCACAACATCGTCTATTTCCCGACGGAAAGCGGGGAGCTTATCGTTGATGAAGAAACCGACTGCACGGCGGAGCGCATGCAGGACGATGATCTCGTCATCAGCCAAAGTGTTCTTCCTGATTTTTTCAAGAAGCGACTTGAAAAGTTCCTTAGAAATATGCGATTGTATAATCTCTTCCGCTTCGGCGATGGCCGGGCCCAATTGATGAAGATCGGAGCGTAAAGCTTCAGGCTTGCCTGCATAGTCTCTCAACTGATGAGCGGTATAGAAGAGCGATCCGATTCGGAATCGAGCCACGATCGTATCTCCCCAATCTTTTAGTGAAGGGAGCATTTCAAGTACTCTGTCAACCGATTCGTCACGGCAATTGCCGACGAGACGGCGCAAAGAATCGACACGATCACGTGAAGCCGGAGCTAAATTCTGATTGCTCACGACACCGAAACCGGTGGGAGTGAGCACCAGGTCGAGAAGAGGGATTCCATTGTAAAACGTCTTGAAGCAAATATACCGTTTCACCTCTTTTAAAAGCTCTTCATTCAAATTCTCGGCTTTTGTTTCTACCGGGAAAAAGAATATAACAGCATCCAGTGCAGCCGTTTCGATTTGATCACAAAGCGAATCGAACACATCAGCCGTAGCGGATGTCGCCGTCAAAATCGTTTTTTCAAAGAAGTCTTTGTCAATCGTTATTTTCATCGTCGTTGTTGTTATTGTTATTACCCGATTTAACGCTCACTTGCTTCGCATCTGTGTTTTCATCAAGTGTGGTTAACTTGATGATCGGAACATCAGGATATACCTTTTCTTCCCAACCGTTATAATAGATTACCACATTATGCGGCGCATACATGAGTTCATGAAAAGCGATCTCGAGCGATTGTTTCAACGTGAATAGTTCGCGTTTGTCGCTACCGCTATTGTTCGACTGTGATTTACCCGGAGTGGCACCGACAAGATTCGGATGAATGTTGTCGCCATAACAAGTAATGTTAGAAGCCTCTTGAATATCCTCTGACCAGTCGCCACCTTCTTTTGTCGTATCGATCTGATTAACACGAACCATACGTACCTCTTTGCCGTTAGGATCGATATAATACCCGGTTATCCAAACCTTGCCGCTATTCTCGATACCAGAAACAAAATCTTTGATATTCTTTTTTTCCTTGTTGATACGCTCGAGTTGTTGAACCGGATCGGTAATATGTTCCTGCTCGCAAAGATTCATCCAATAATCTTTGTGTACTTCGACCTGGTATTTCACCGAAGCGTGATTCTTCAGCTTCGATTTCTTACCTATTCCGATCATACGCTTGATATCGAACCAATCTCCCCGAAAGATCGCCGTATAATAGGGGACAGGATAGTATTGACAACCCGGAGTTGGAAAACGGACGAGAACGGCGAATTTCCGTTCCGAAGTTCTGATCCTTTTCTTTCCGTCCATACCCGGGGCCCGTCCCATCAGGATCTCGAGATCACCGAGCGGATCATGTTCGTCAAGCAACCGGATCGATTCGATATCCTCTTCACGAACAAAAGATTTACGCCAGTTGGCATAAAACACATGTTCGATTTTGCCTTTCTCGTTTGCTCTCTCAAATCTGCAATAACAAGCCTCCTTATGTCGGAGCGTGACAATCTGCGATCCGTCCCGAGATAAGATAATGACCGAGACACAGAAGAAAAAGTATTTCATGTCTGTGGCTTGCTCGAGCATGAAAGCCGCTAGGTTGTTTTGCAGCGTCCAGCGGCGAATGTCTTTGTCTTTGGTCTGTTGTCCCGATTTGGCATCCATGTATTTGGGGCCTGTCCCGAAACAAGTCAATACATTGAACAGTTTGTTTTGCGACATCACCTCGTCAATACCGATAAGGCGGATAATTTCGAACGGCAGTTGATTGTCCGATCCAAAAGGAATGTACCGCCAATGGTGATTGCCCGGAATCGATACCGATTGAATCTCTTCGGCATCTTCATCGAAAATTTCGGCACTTGATTCAACGGCGATCATTTCGGCCGTGACATTATCGGTGCCGATTGAAAATATTTCGCTCGGCATCATCCCTTCATTCAAAGTTCCCTTATTATTAAACTCTTTTTTGCTCATAAGAATATTTCTAAACCGTTAATTTCAAAAAGTGTTATATCCCGAAACTCCCGTAGCAGGGTAGACCTAGGAACTGCTATTTTGTGAGTACCGCCCCGCCAATGGGAGCCGGCACAGCGCACTCCCTTGTATTCGATGATATCGCCCGTTGACAATTTCCAGACCTTGAGGTCGCACGGTTGTCCTGTCTCGAGCATCCGCAGGGCATCCTTTTTGTGTATTACCAATTTTTTAGCCATCATTCAAAAGTATTATCGTAAGTGAAATCGAATACACGTCCGGCACGTGGAATCTCTAAAATATTGTGATTGCGTTGTGCATATCGGTATTCGAACGTAAAAGAAGGCAAGTCGTCGAGATCGTTGTTTCGTTTCGACGTCGACTGTGTGATAGTGATTTCTTTGCCCGGCAGACCGCCGACCACTAAATAAATCTCTTTGGAACGAAATAAATCTTCGGTCCAACTCGCCATTCCAGGAGATAGCGGACCGGTATTCGCTTTGAATACCCGATTTTCGACAATATCGTAGTTGCGTAACAACCCCTTTTCATAAGCTGTAGAACGGGTAAATTCGGGCTCGAGATTGACTGTTCCCACACAATAAAGAAATTCTTGGCATCCGAATGAATTTGTAAAAAGCAGTATCGGAGCGGCATCTTTCGTTTCGGTTAGAATGTAAGTTTGTTCCCGCTTCCCAACGACAACAGCATAGCGCAACAACTTCCCGATCGTTTCATCTTTGAATTGGTCGGGTGAGACATCAAGCGTTACGATGCTGTTCAGCGTCGATAACGAACCGAGTGAGACCCGTTTCGATTTGATGGTCGAACCATCCCAATAGGAACAGTCTACAAAGGCATCGGTAGCCTTTACTAAAATGAGATGAAGTGCTTCTTGGTAGCCTGGCGAGGTCAACCTGTCGCCAAGTAATGTCGAGAGGAAATACATTTCGTTGAAATCGGCTGCCGAGTAGAAACATTCGGCAGCGGCATATTGCACTTTGAAGCTTCGGCTTATACTTTTATCTCCGTCGTCTATGGTGTATGAAAACGATTCAATGAGAGTACTGCGAAGATATGGTTCAATGAGCCGGTCTATCTCGAGAATTTCAATGCTCCCATCACCTGCAGGAGTGTATTTTTCCGAAAGAATAGAAGTCGTTCCGCAAAGTAGCGAGAACTTGGCATAAGATTGATTCGTCGTAAATGCAATCTCATGCAGACCGGAAGAGAAATTGTAATCGGCAACGTCTTTAGTAACTACTATCATTTCCTTTTTTGTTCAAAGGAAAGAAAAGGATAGTGTTTATAAAAAGACGTTTATATTCTTATTGTTCCACCCTTATTTTAATTTTTAGCTCCAAATTAAAATAACGTAAATCACTATTTTAATTTGGAGCTAAAAACTAAAATAAACAGAAAAACGGCTGTCGTTCCGTGTAGCAAAATATTAGATCAAACTCCGAAGAGGTGAAATATGCGGAAGGCAGCCGTACATTGTGTCTTTATGTTGTCAAACGATAACTACACAACGCTTAAAAATTCCTCACCTATTTTATGCAATCCTGTTATAATACGTTCGCGTTGCTTTTCTCTAGGCTTTTTAAGTCCCGTAGCGTAATGGCTTAACAATTGTTCATTGATACCACTAACGCGGGAGATGGCAGCGAGTGAAGTATATTCCTCACTGCGATGGAGTAGAGCGGCGGTCGTAAGGATATATTCGAAAACGTATTCGCCATTGACGAGCCAAGAAGGGACTTCTTCTTTATCTTTCATCATACCTTCAATATGGAAAGAAAGAGTCGACGCAATTGCATTTTTAATGCCTTCAAAAGTTTTGTCCGTAACCACGACAGCTCCAGGAACTTTATCTTCTAACGTAGCCCCGAAATTTTTATCGATCCAATCAATATATACCTTTATTGTTTCCATAATTTATTTTTTTATACAGAATAGTTATTTCCATCCTGCTTGTTTCCAAATACTGTTTAATAAAAATTGATTCAATTCTTCACTTAGTTTACCTCTAACGGTAACTTTCCCTTTTTTAGACGGATGCGTGAATTGTCGATGGTCGCCTTTGGTATAGTTATTAACCCATCCGTCGGCTTCTAGCATCTTAATTACTTCCTTTACCTTATAAACTTTCATTGTATTGTTATCGTTTGACGCAACAAAGGTATTACTTTTAATACTTATATGCAACCTTTTGGAGAAAAAAAGTATTCGTTTTAATACTTTTTAATCAGGGCTAAAAACAATCCGCTTCAAGCCATCGCGCGAAGCGGAATTTTTTTTTTAAAAAAGGAGCTATACTATTCGCAAAGGATGAGTGGTGTGTGTTTTTTTGATGCGCTCAAACGGTTATGAAAGAGCCTATTAATGCTTAAAACAACCTCGAAATACACAAGAAAATTTCAAAATTCCGACGCTCAAAAACTTAAAGTGCTAAATATCAACCTACTAACAAAATAAAAAAGCGCAAATTTTGCGCTTGTCAGGGAGCAGAGCCCCCACCGCCCTATGCAAGAAATCTCATTACCGCCTCAAAACGATGCGGAATATGTTAAAGGTGTTAACATTCGCATGGTAAACCCCAAACGTGCGACCAAAAAAAAAGACCGCACCCCCGATCATCGGAAGTGCGGTAATGAGAAAATGAAAGATGCAATAACCTACATGGAAGAGGTAACGAACAGGTTGAAATGATACTGCGGGAATTTCTCACACCCAATACAAAGCGTATCGAAAGCATCGGAGCCGTCCGTTCTGCTCTCGAGCTTATCGTCTTCAGTCTCTGCCAACTTCTCGCCCCGCTTATCCTTGCCACCATTGTATACGCCTGCGGTCTGAATGGAGATAAGCAAATCTTCGTTGTTCTGCTCATTGAAGTAAGGAACCAACGTACATTGACCTGCAAACATTCGATTGATAAGCAAATACTTCTCCATGTGTGCCATCGGCTTACCAATGTAGACCATCTTCACATCCCATCCCTGTTTCTTAAACTCATGTTCGATAACCCAGGCAAAGTCTTGCGTATTGACGGCATAGTTGCTGCCGAGTGCCGTACTATCGTAATAAACCACAACCTTACGGCGTTTCTGATGACGATAGTATTTGCAGAAGTCCGCTATTACTTCGGGCAGTTTGCGTTCATACTTCACAAAGAAAGATTTCAAGATGCGCAGCTTACCGTCTTGCGGTTGGCCTGCAACGAGCCAATTGATATTGGCGTTGAAGTCGAAAGCCACACAGATAGGAGCGGAGCTGTCCACATCGGCATCGGCAAGGCTACAATCATCCTGAAGTTTATCGAACTTATACTCGAGACTGTCGAGATATGAGAAGTTCGTCGCCTGGTATTTGTGATGCGGGCGCATGGACGAATAGAACCCGTCGCGTGTGATGCCTATACGTTTGCAAAGAATAGCCGTTTGAAAGGTTAGCGGCGGAAGGTCCCGCTTCATGTCACTGATATATTTCTCGCCAAGTACCTGCATATTCCAGATACTCGAATACTCCTTATAGAACACGGCAACGGAGCGCAACCGACAGAGGTCACGACTCAGCGTTCGAAGATAGGAGCGCATATAATCGGGTACCGGCTTGCCGGAAGTCCGTAATTCGTTGATACGTTTCTTGGATTTCCATATCTCAAAAATGATACCTTGAATGGTGGATATAAGTTCGGGATCACATTTCTTTTCATACTCGAGGAACCAGCTGCCTTTCTTCGTTACCGGCATATCGGAAGTAATCAACATACCATGGTGAAAGTAATGTTGGCCGAAGTGCTGCTTATTGCCTCGATTGGCAGGCAGCGTTTCGTCTTTCAACTGTTCGAAGTCAATAAACTTGGCTTCATCGATATCGAGTGCGTCATAGCTGTGTGAGTTGGACGTACCGCTTCTGTCCTGGCTGATGATATAACCGATGGACCCGTTATAGAAAGAAATGATATTATCGTAGTTCTCGGGTTCGAACAACGGCTCGCCCCAACCGAAAGACTTGGGCGGGCGGTGACCGACACACCAATGAAGATCGCGCCGAAAGCCCCAGTTCTCCCAGTGTATAAGCATGGACGGCAACGTGTTGGTCAGAACACGTTTGCCGTTGGCACCGACAATACCGGTGATACTACCGGGCATGCGCTGCATGTTCCGTAAATTCCACATCGCATGGATAGGGCCTTTGCCTATACCACGTCCACCGACGACGACGGTGTCTTTGGCGCCGGTGAACATTACTTCTTGTTGCGGATCATTGAGATACTGTTTCATCCGGATGTCCCCCTTGTTTGAATAGTTTTTCTTCATCGAATTCAATCTCCTCGAATTCCACGTCTTCAATATCGTCACTCCAATATTGTTCAATCTTTGATTTAATCTTATTCCGGAGATTAGGAATAGGTTTGATGCCGATGACTGTCGGATCATCGGTCGGCTCGAAAGGTTGGACGACGATCTTATCATAACCCTTGTCTTCGGCTTCCTCCTTATCAAGCTTGTTATACTTGCCGTAATAGTTCGATGCGGCAGCCATAGCTCGAGCGTCCTTGACACGCCTGGCGACGTCGAAAGTTTCTTCGATCATTTGTAAAAACTTCAACCGATGATATTCTTTCGTCGATTGATTAAAGTCTCCGAGCAGCTGTTTGATAATGCGGACATCTTCGTAGCAAGTCGATTTGGATATTTCGTATCTGCGGCCGAGTTCGTCCACAATCTCCATATCTTTCTTGCGAGGAAATTGGAGCCAATAGTTATACATGTCCCGAAGGCGAATCAAGCGTTCTTGAATCACCGTCGGGACACCTTCAGCTTTCATCTTATCGCTGTCGGCGAAGAGATAATTTCGGCATACATCTATCGTTGCTGGTACCGGCATGGCTATATGTCTTCGTCTGAGTCCATCTCAAGCACATATTCCTTACTCAGCTGAACGGCTAGCGGAGAACCGACGCCGGCAAGCTCAATCTCCTGTCTCCGGAGTTTGAGCTTCGTTTCAGCTTTTGCGCGATAGTACGCCTTCGATACTGTTGTCGATTTGTCTCTGATTGCAACGCGAAGAGCTTCGACATCTGTGTCGAGAAGTACCGCCATTTCAGAGATGGGCGTCAGCGAGGCAGATAGATCGCCGACCTGTTTGAGCATTTCATCGGAGAAGGTCATTAATCGAAATAGCTTTATTGTGAATAATACTGGTGAACTGATTATAAAGACCTACGTATAAGGCGTGGTCAGTGGATATCATGCCGCTTTCGTAGCGGTTGCCCCTGGTTTGATTCTGTGAAGTACAGATAGAGACAAACCAATGTGCATTTTCAATAAGAATAACTTTGGAATGATTTTCGGAAAGATATACCCAGTCGAACACATTGCTAATGAACTGATAAAGGTTCAATGTCTTACGTGAAGCTTTAAGGTCGGTAAGCAGCGTGGCCGACTTTATCAGTCCGGCAGTCCTTAGTTTGAATATTCGTCGAAGGAATTCCTCTGAAGTCGAGAACGTCGATATGTAAATATCCGCCTTTCCGACTTCAAGAAGAATCTTTTCGATAATATCATAAAGTTGTACCCGCTCGTTAAGATAGGCCTGCAAAGGCGCATCCGAGAGCGGGCGCAATACTTCATCAATTAGCTTGTTCATTTTCCGCAGTAATTTCCGGAGCGGCTTCTTCCTGACCCGAAGTCGGAACGGCAGCTTCGGAATCGGCAGGAGAAGAAACCGTAGAAACGGTAACAACACCCAGAGCGGCGAGTTCATCGGTCTGGCTTTGTTCTACATTGTTATTCGAATGAACGAGGTAGTCGTATTTCTCTTGGACCTTAGCGAGCAGTTTTGCATAACCATCGGGATCGGAGTCCTTCAGTTCTGCCAATTTCGATTTATTTTTTGAAAGATACGTGCGTGCGGCATTGACCTTTTTGACAATGTCGGCGGGATCAATATCACCCGCAGGAATTTCGTCGAAGTTTTGTTCATCTGTTTTGAAGCTGTCGTATGCTGCAAAATTCGAACGGTATGACTTATCGAGTTCCGAAAGAATATTGAGTCTCTCAAAACGGTCGCAAGCCGGTGCGGCGTTCATCTTCTTCAGCTCTTCAAAAGTTTCTTTGATTTTGAAATAGATATCGCCGTTTTTGTCCCATAACGCTTTGATCTCGTCTGGCAGTTCGTTGTGATCGGCGCGACGTCCGTTGGCGACCGTGCCCGTTTGCGGTTTGTCATCATCTGTGGAAATGACCGTTCCTTCGGCAATGTTTTCATGCTCCGATATAATATCGGCAGCCGAAGGAATAACCGTGGCGTCCATCTGTACAACATCCTCCAGCGTCTTTTGTTCCATGCGCATGGCATAGAACTTATTCAATTCATAAACGACTTTGTCTGCGAATTTTTGCGGTTTCATCACAATGTTCTGATACAAAATCTTATTGCGATTGAGTTTAAGCACCATTTCGGCACCCTGGAGAATGTTTCTATCTTCGGGCTTAGCATCAAGATAAGCCTTTATCTGTTCAGTCAATTGATTATCCATAACATTTTATTTTAAGCGAAGAGGGACAGCGCATGCTTTGTGCCGTCCCCCAACCATTTTACTAATAAATTAATATACCATGAAGAAATTATGATCCGGTTTTCTCTACCCATGCCGAACCGTCAACACCGGAAATGTCGCCGCTTTCAGTTTCGATTTTACCTGGATAGAAAGGAGCGGGGCATACGTCTGTCGCTTCGACAGCAAGGTCCGTACCCGATTCACCGGTAGTGCCTTCACCCGACTTCTGTGTGGGCTTAGTATCGGTGTCAAAAGCTTCGGAGCCTACGACGCGGAACTTGCCGTTACGTTGCTGAACGAGATAGATCAGCTCGTCGCTGTTAGCCTGGCGGCAGAATCCCGTAGCGGCTTCGTCTTTGCCGGCATGTTTCAATGTCAGTTTGTTTAGGAACGTACGTGAAGGTTTGTCACCCTGCGAATCGGATTCGACATTCGACTTGGTATCGAGCACGTCGATATGCAGCCATTTCTTGTCGGCGGCCAGTACGAAGTTGCCGACGTAAGAAGCGATTTCTTCCATTGTCTTGGCACCTGCTATGACAGGCAGCTTCGGCCATGTTACAATATCCCCTTTGGGAATAAAGTACACCCTGCGGCGAACGCCTGGCAGAGTGGTTTGTCCTGAACACCAGTCGGCACTGTTGTAGATGCCGATTGATGCGCAGGCGCTTTTAGTTGGTGTAGATTCAGCCATAAGTTATGATTTTAGAGGGCGGTTTTCCCGTCGATTGTGGCAAATAAAATTCTCTCTTTGGAGATGGATTCGTATTCGCACCCGAAGAACATCGTTGCGATAAACTGAAGTACGAAGGCTTTGAATCGAGCGACTTCGATGTTTTCCTCTTCACCGGTTTGGTTGACACCGACGAGAAGGTTCTTTTTAGTGGTCAACTGGATAAATGGCGAATTTTTCTTATTCGACATCGGAACAATAGAAACGTTATCGAAGCCTTCCACATAATATTTCTCATATTCCTTATTGTAAGGAACGGAAGCGGATGTCGATTTGTAATCCTCGCAATAGTCATAGAACACGTGCCGCGGAACGATAAGCTCCAGACTCTCCTCTTCAGCAAGCATATCATCGGCAGCCTGGCAAATAGCCTTCAAGGTGTCTACCGCATTTGTCTTATCTATCTTTGCGATGGTGATAAGATTACCGAGAGCTGCTGAAAGTTTACTAGCAGCCAATTCTTTAGCCGCGATCGTATCGAAACCGTCGAACAGGTCGGTAGAATTCTCACCTTTGTCGTTACGGATAGCCGTAAACAAGACATTGTTAAGGTTCTTACCAAGTTGAGCCGACAGATAAGCGACGACCATACGAGTGATTTCGGTACCTTTGAGCCCTTCACCTTTGGTGATGTCACTGCCCCACATGGATTGATAAATCTTGTTGGGAGAGAAATTGCGCACTACCGAGCCGAAGAACGTGTATAGCGTTCTCGGATTAACAACGACTTCGCTGTTATCCTCCCTTGTTTCCGAATATGGCCCGAATTGTATGTCTCCCGATAATTCGCCGACCGTTTCACTGTAACGGATACCTGGTCTGAGACTCATATATTGCAAACTTCTTGATAATGCCATGACCGGCATCATTAAAAAGTCTTTGCGATACTTTTTCGCGGTTTTCGCGAGATCGTCGCTGTTAATGTTTACAGAAAAATTTGGCATCTTAAATAAAGTTTTTGACTTGGTTATACATTGATTTGGCATCGATCTTTTCGGCTTTTCCGCCTTCGTCACCATCCGTACCGTCGTCATCTTCGTTACCTTCTACGGTATGCGTATCGGCGCCCGGTCCTTTTTTCAGATTATCGATTTCCGTCTGCTTGGCCGCGATGTCATCATCCTTTGTCTTGGCGTCCGCTTCGAGTGCATCGATGCGATCATTGAGAGCTTTAATCTGCGCTTCGGTAAGCATTACCTTACCCTCTTTATCAACCTCCACGCCCTCTACATTCAGAATGGTGTTGACTTTAACGTAATTTTTATTCATTGTTTTGGAACAGTTGTTTTGGTCGGTAGTCTGTTCCTCTTTTTTGTGAACAAGACTGTCGATCTTATTGATGATCTTATTGAAAAGATTTTCTGACTGATTATTTTCGCCATTATCCTTATGTGGAATGGCAGGATACCCCATGGAGCAACAAAGCCTATTCAAGCGTACGGCATCTACCTTGATTTCATCTTCATCTTCGACGATCTCGTCAATGAAACCTAAAGTCTTAGCTTCTTCCGCCGTCATCCAGTTGGCCGATTTTAAAATCTCGAGGATATCGCTGACATTCTTCTTGCATTTGTCAGCATACATATTCGCGATGATAAGGTCTACCTTGTCGTTATCCAGTTTGTTTTTCTTGAGCTTATCGATAAGCTCCTGTATCTGGTCGGCATTGTAGGTCCCCCACTCGGTAATCCAGTTAGAGCACTTGTGCACGAGATACATCGAGTATTTCGAAGCCTTAACGGTTTTTGCACCCATCGATATGATGGTTGCAGCTGAAGCAACGAAGCCGTTGAGATAAACGGTCACGTTGCCATGGTCAATAAACTGTTGACGAATATCGAGCGCATGGTCGACCGCTCCGCCGAGAGAAGAAATAAGAACATTGACAGGCTTACCCTTGCAATCTGCCAACTGGTCACGGACATACTGTTTCGAGTAGCCCCAACCTCCGATCATGTCGTCAATAATAAGATTGTAATTCATCTGTGATTGATTTTTATGCAATAATACTTGCTAAAAATCAGTCACAAAAAGACCTAAATCAAAGCTAATTCCGTCGAATTCGTATTTGTATAGGTGATATTCAGTGTTTTTTTGATGGCGGTACCGATAGAAGAAGGTTTGTTATCCGACTTTGTTACAGTCGGGTATGGTCGTTCATTGGAACCGACTAAAGATACGGTACCGTCGGCAGAAGTCAACCGGAATACGAGTTTTCTATTTCCTATGTTTATGTCCGAGCAAATGGTGGCTGTTATTTTAGTCGTACCTATACATATTTTATTCTCTATTTTTTCGCTGGTCTCCACCTGGATCAATCCGACGGTATCTATTTTCTCAAAATTCTTAGCCGTTTCGATATGAACGGTATTAGAATCAATCTTATCGAACGATAAGATATTATACGAATCGATCACCTCTAATTTGGTGATAAACTTAACTGAATTGTGCATAGCTGTTCGGGTTTGTTCGAGTCTGTTTAAAATCGGCTTCCTTATCCTCTCTTTTTCTTGTTAAAGAATTTAAAAAGATACCTTTCTGCGTATAAGCCTTACGAATTCGATAGAATTTTTGGCGTACTGTCTCCGAATAGTCATCATCGATGCCGTGCATTTCGCACCAGGCAGCAATCGTCTTGTTAAGGCCAACCGTTCCGTCAAGTAGATCGCCAAGTTCTGCCCAGAGATTACGCCGAAACAAATCTTCGATCGCTTCGGTCAGTGCTTCTTGTGCACGAGGCCCAAAGTAATTGAATAACCGTGGGTCTTTGGCTTTGGAGTCTGGAATAAAGATCGGTGTCAGTTCTTCAGAGGCCATAATAGGGGCTTTATCCTTAGGCAGTTTCTGAAGAAAGCGTCTGATGACTGCATTCTCATTGCTTTGTGCAGGAAAGCGTACCGGAGAGCCTAACGCATTGGTCAACCATTGAGACAAATACTTCTCTAGTTTTACATAGATAACAAAACTATTCATATATAATTGATTTTGATACAAATATAGTATATATAACTGAAAATAGGGGCAAAATCAATTACATTTTTTTGATTTGTGAGACATGTATTTTGCCTTCTACAGCTTCTACACTTTCTACAAATGATTTATATATCTTATTATCAATGATTTGGCTTAATTATTCAAATGGGTTTTTTGTAGAAAAAGTGTAGAAATAGTAGCTATTTGTAGAAGTTTCTTCTTATTCTCTACATTTGTAGAAATTTGTAGAAGCTTATAGAAGATACTTTTTATACTTAAAACATTGATATATAATAATGTAGAAGTTGTAGAAAGTGTAGAAGAATAAATCACCCGAAAATGTGAGAGCGGTTTTGGTTTGGTAAAAATAAAAATGCCGGCACTTCACAGTGTCGGCATTCCTTCTACAAGATAAGCGCCTCAAGCTAAAATGGCAAGTTAGTTTGAGGATCGATATTAATTATTTCTCCCTCTTCACGATCCTTTCTTTCCTTTTCGGAATAAGGAGTATCTATTTCGAGATTGATATTGTAATGTTCCTCTATGAGTTCGTAATCGAAGCACATTGCTTGGTCGTTTTGGGAAGTCTTTTGAAAGTTTGCACCTGGTGTTCCCATGTATGCCGGTACTTCCTTTTGAACTTCGATACCTTTTTGGATGTTCTTGAACCTTACTGAATTCATGGTGCCGAGATATTCTTTAGAATTTTCAAGATAGAATTTGAGTGATTCGGTGGGTAAAACCGTATCGCCGACTTGTTTGGCCGATTTCTTATATAACATAAAGATTCTGTTCTTTCGCATTCTTAGAATCGGCTTCGGTCTTTTGAATTCCATTTGATCGCGAGTAATGTTCGTCTTCAGTTTATCCATATAATCTATACGGTAATCACTATCTATGTATATCTCACCATTTTGCAATAGGTAAGAAACCATATTCCAAAAGCCGGCCAATTCATTATTGCTTTTGCATTCGTTGTTTTGCGTCTTGATGCCCTCGACAGTGATGTTAAACACCTCTTTATAAGAAAAGGGAACGTCAAGGCTACTCTCCAGCGTACGAAAAGTAGCTAATGGAATAACCCAGTTCCTCTGTATACGATCTTCAATCTGTTCGCCCCGGAGCGCTTCGTTGAGTTCCGACATACATTGCTTGTAATTGTTGTAATAGTCCGCTTCCATTTTGGCCCGATGTCGAAGCAACTGTAAAGTCAAATGCGATAACCCCAGTTTACGTAATTCTTTCAATTCGTTGAACCGTTGTTTTTCGGAAGAGGAAAATTCCGTTTTATTGAATGTGAGGTAAATCAATCGGGAAAACAGAGCGATATCCACTGTTGTCATTTCTTGCCCGGACAAGATCACTCCGCAATCGACGGATGTTATTTCTCTCTTCTTGTCCCGATCCATGTTCATGCGGGAACGTCCCGAACCATCCCATAAGCCTTTTAAAAATTCCCGTTTGTCGATATCGATCGAGTTCTTATATTCATCGATATGTACGAGAGCGTTTGCACATTGAGCAACCAGGTCGGCCATTGCTGCGATCGTTGCGTTCTGAATGTTCGGCGGTGTGTTTTCGCTGATGAAGAAAGACATCAACGAGTGTCCCAACTCCGATTTACCGGAACCTTTCGGACCGAATAGATTTAGAATGGGAAAGCTTTTCGTATAACCTACGATGATATCCCTAAAGAGAGTCGCAAGTAAGAAGCACAGTCCGATTTTGGCGTTGTTTCCGAATACTCCGATAAGTTTTTCCGCATATTGGCCAAGCGATATCGCAGAATAATTCAAATGTACGAATCGACGTTCGAATTGGAAGAGTTTTACGTCCTCGCGATAGATTTTGGAAGATGCCGGCAAATAAAAGTTTCCGGACTTTAATCTGACGATACCGTATTCGTCAACCGGATGCCAGTCCGTATCAAAAGCGCCATTGCCATAAGCAAAGAAACCTTTGCGTTGCCATCCCAACTGTGTTATTTCTAAGGCAGTCTCCGTCTGCTCATACAGAAACATCTTCAGTTTGGTCATTTCCCTCTCTGTGGCCAACCAAATATAATTTCCCAGCCCCTCAACCTTTTGCTTGAATTTCGAAAGCGAAACAAGGTCTTCCTGTTTCATTTCGATGATATCTTCCTGGTTGTTGACGTTCTTAATCCGGTACAATCTTTTGGGGTTTAATGAGTCCTTTATGTGAAACATCGGAATCATCACAAAATTAGACCATTGGAAATTCGTGCCTTTCTCCGTAATGGAGTAATAAGCATTGCGGTCTTCGAAAAAACCATATTTCGAATAAAGGTCGCGGTCTATCTTTTTGCTGTCGTTCAATACCTTTTTAGCTTGAATCTCTTTACGTGCCTGGTTCATGGCCGTAGTCCAAAGAGCTTTGTTCTTATAGATATCTTGTAGCTTGGAAACGTACATCTCTTCTTTGACGTCATCCTTGAGAGTAGCCACCATCGAACAGATCGTATTAATGGCCCTGCTCTTGTCGTCGGTCGTCTCGCAATCATCGAAGATGTATTTGGCATACCAGGTAATAAAGTCCTCTTCTTCCAGGTCGTTATAGATTGGTTTCCCGGTTATATATGATCCCGGGTCTTGCTTACTATTTCCTTTTCCAAGCGGAATCTCCCGAACTGATACTGAAAAACCGTTTCGAATGGCCAGCAGTCCGTTGACCATTACTTTTTTTATGCCGGTACCGTATTTTTCTCCAGACTTGATTTCGTCTGCATCCGGAAGAAAACAAAGTTTTGTCGCATATCGTTTGAGTGATTCGAATTGTTGTGCAGTCCACGCCGATCCGAGTGAGGCAATGGTGTTGCAGATTCCGACTTTCTGCATACTGATCACATCCGGAGCTCCCTCGACAAGATTGAATTTGTCTTGCCTGGTGGCTTCTCTGATTGCCGTTTCAATTCCGAAAACCGATTTGCTCTTCGAGTAGATATCGCTTTCGGCAGAATTCATGTATTTTGCCGTACCCTCTACATTGGAAATGTCCCGTGCGGTAAAACCTATCACTCTATGAAACCGGTCCCGAATAGGTATCATCACTCTATTGCGGTAAACGTCGTACAGTTTCCCCTTATCACTCTTTTTGATAATGCTAAGTTCAAGCAGTAAGTCGGTAGACAATCCGGCCGACTGTGCGAAATTGATAAGCCCCTGCCATTCATCGAGAGCGAAGCCGATTCCCATATCTCGGACAAGGTCCTTACCCCAGCGACTTTCGGCATATTTACGAGCGGTATCGCCGGCAGAGGACAGAATGTTATCCGCATAATATTCGGCAACCCTTTGGTTAACGATAAAAAGAGATTCCCGCTTTTGCGCTTTAAGCCGTTGTTCTTCAGTCGGCTGTTCTTCCTCTACCGCAATGCCATATTTTGCGGCCAGCCACTTGACCGCTTCCGGGAAAGAAAGGCTTTCGTGTTTCATCACGAACTTGATCACGTTACCACCTTCCGAACAAGCCCCGAAACAATGCCATGTGTTACGGGCGGGATCAACCTTGAAGGACGGCGTTTTTTCTTGGTGAAAAGGACAGCACGCTTCGTAAAGCCGTCCTTTTCTTTTGAGGGTTACGAAACCGCTTACGACATCAACGATGTCGGAGCGGTTAAGAACCTGTTCTATTACATTCTCGCTTATCATTGCAGTTAGTTTAAGACTATCGTGAATCAGTCATTAAAAGGAATATCATAATCACGGTTTCGCTTGTTGTGAGTTCCTACATAGCAACAGCCGTATCCGTCCCAGTGTGCCTTTCTGGAAACTGTCTCATTGACCGGCACGCCCATACTTCTTACTCGCCTAATAATTTGGATCGTACCTTTTACAAGTTTGACCTCATGTGATTTATCTGTAAAATATATCTGTTGATAATACACGCTTGTCGGTCTTTTCTTTTCCCATTCGGAAACCGGGTGCAATTTTTGTATGTTATTCATAATTCTTCTTCTATAATGATCTTGTTATATATTTGAGCTCCCATGCTTTCGAATTGGCAACCTCTGGAATGTCCCCAACCAGAAGCTTTGTATATTCCGTCGCATTTCAGCAATACTTTTATATCTTCACCCATTGCTTCCTCATAGGAAACATCGCTATCGATGGGATTTATGTCAAAGGGGGTTATCACTTCGTGTCCCTCTTTGAGCAATTTCTTTTTGATTGCATCGGCTTGTTGCTTTGCCGCTATTTTCTTTTCCATATCTGATGAACCTTTGCGGTCACGAATTGGCACGCTAACATATATTTTCATAATAGGGTTTTGAGAGGGTGAAAATTAATTGAAAAGTTTTAATTGCCTTCTTTCGAAATCGAAGTCGTCCATTGTCAACTTACGTAATTTTTGCAGTTTTGTTTCTGCATCGAACAACACATTCTTTGCATTTTTGAAATATCCTTTTGCCTCTTCGACAACGCCGAGTTGCTTGTCTATTTCCAGCTGTTTCTGTTCCACGAATGTGGCTTTATCTGCAAAATATCGATATAAAGCTTCGTAACATTCCTCTTGGAATTTAATCAAGTTCGGGCGAGCCAATTCATCCACATTATTTGGATTGATAGTAAACAGCCAACCAAACACATACTTGAAAGGCAAACAGAACATTTCATACTCTTTACCATCCTTCCCAGTTAGGGGCGATAAGCCCCCAACTAATGATAATATTGGATGCTCTTTTATCTTATCTTGCTGCCGTTTTCTGTCTATGCCCAAAGCATCACAAATCGGTTTGATAGCTACCATTTGTTCGTCACTTGTAGATAGGATATCCACGTTGTTTACTCTTGCGATAATTTTTGTATTCATAGGTTATTGCTTGTTTTTATACCATGTCGCAATTTGTGCGATGGTTTTTAGTTTAAGTCTGAATTTGATTGATTGGATGTGGTTATATACCGTTCTGATCGAAAGGTGTAGTTCGTCGCTGATTTCTTCAGGTGACATATAGCCTAATAATTTAGCTACTTCAAATTCCCGATCCGAGAGAACGGTATGAAGTTTCGGCATGCAAATGATACCTTCTTCCGGGCATTCGCCTCGGAGTGGACAGTTCACTTGCTCTAAGTGCCATTCGCCGTTCGCATCAATATCTTTTTGGAGCGTGTCATAGCTGCCGAAGTTGCATCGACAAAAACGGTGAACCATTCTGAACTCATAATATTTTTTGTTCCTTGAAGATTTCGAATAAATCTCGCTTAATTTTTTAAACGCATCAGGATATAAATTATGAATGTTACCCAGCATGGGTTGAATGATGTCACACTTGTTTTCATCTAGTATGAACATGGCGTCATTCTCAGGCTTGATGCAAACTCTTCCATCAGGAGTGTTATAAAGCTCAATTGCCCTTTGCATCTTCTTCTACTATTTGTTTTAGGGCACTCTCTTGAAGTTTATTCCAATTCCTCTTACGCATTTTATCATAAAATGTCATGAACTGTATGTCCAAAGTGTTTATCACTTTCTCTCTGAAGGCTCGCTTTTTTTCGTTAGTATCAAGACTATTATAGTAGTCATTAATACTCAATTCAGTTTTTTTTGCTTGTTTTTTTGCTTCCATTACAATAATAATTATTAAATTTATGCTACAAAGATATGATTTATAACTGTAAAATAAGTTTTATATCTTTGATTTTATCAAGTTAAATATGATTAAATAACTTATTATTATGTATAATGGACAGGTAATCAAGGATTTACTAAAACAGCGAAATCTTAAAGGAAAAGATTTATTAAGTTATTTAGGGTCTACTGAAAATTCGTTGAGTCAATTGACTAATGGTAACCCAACTGTTAGGCGGCTTGAAAAGGTTGCGGACTTTTTTGGTATGTCTATGGACATTTTTTTTCTACGAAATATACACTTTGGGCATAGTTCAAATGCGATTAATGGTAATGGAAATGTTATGGGGAATTGCAATAATTCCACACGTGAGCAAGAGCTTTCTGCCCAAATAGAGTCTCTCAAATTACTACTGGAAGAGAAAGATAAGCGAATTGAAACTTTAGAAGAAATGGTTAAACTACTTAAAAAATAGATATTTATATGAGCTAAAACTCATTCATATATAAGACATTCATAATTTTAAATGAACAAAATGTATAAGACGTATTTGATTAATGATCAGTTATAAAAAAGTGCGCCCTGTTTGTATTATATAGTTGCATAGTTCAAGTCTCCGCAACAAAATAAGGCGTAAATAACTAGAATGTAGTTGTTTGCGCTTCTTTATTTAAAGCAAGTCAGACAAATTTCGGACAAAATATTTTAATTGTTCTATTCTCTTTCTCTCTAACTAATCGAATCTTGTTCTATTTATTTTTGTTGTGTCCCAGCAATGAGATTGTTTGCTCTTGCAATTTATACGTTTAGAACTTTTAGAAGGCAAAAGACGGCTGCCATTCCCTATAGAGCTGGACACTCATATATTTATGCTAAGGCACAAAAATGAAAGGAAAGGCAGCCGTCATAAATTAAGGTATAAGAGAACCTTAGACTATGTTTTAAACTGTAACAATACTCCATATGATCTTTGCGGTGTATTTATCTAAAGCTGATGTCAAAAGGTTCTTTGGACCGGTAAAGGAAAGAGGAGCAAAATTACATAGAGATATTATTTGTCTCCATTAACTCTGAATCCCTGATGAATCTCTTCATCATTCTTCACGTCTTTGTAAAGTAACCAACGATATACATTTTGATTACTTGTAGTAACGACATAAGCCTGTACAAATTTCCAATCTAGTCTTCCCATGAAATTCATAGCATCAACCATCGAATTGAAATCTAGCGGTTTTCCATTGTCATCGACTAAGATTCCTTTATTGCCAGTCCAAAATGAAGATTTTTGACCAAAATCAAGGTTTACTGTTAATTTGCTGCTGAACAACTTACCTGTACCTATTAATTCACAATAAACTCGATAAGTACCGTCTTTTTGTTCAGGTTGTTGAGCGAAAGAATTGATTGAACACATGATGCAGAGCATCATCACAAATAAAACTTTTTTCATAATGTAAATTTATTGTTTAGTGCCCCAAAGGTAATAAATATAAGTATATAATGATATAAATAACCGAAACAATTTTACAATAAATATTTTAAGCAAATTGCAATTTTGGTTTTTATATGTCATGCGACTTCCTTACCAGATTTATGATAAGAAGAAAGAGCGTGAATAACTTATTTAGTTTTCACGCTCTTTCTTTTGTAGTATCCTGATATTAATCTTTTCCTAAATAGATTTCGGAGTTTGAACTGGTGCGTGTCGTAATGGATTTGCCTTTGGAAGGCTTTAAATAGACATGTTTGATTTTTGTTAAATCTATCTCCGATGCATCGTCGTTATCGTTGTTTCCTATTAAATATAAATTTTCAATGTTGTATTTGGTGGCATTGATTAATTTGCTGTTGTCTACAAGTAGTTGTAAAGACTTTATTTTAGAATCGGGAATTTGTATACTTCCTCCTGTTGCTATGTCGAACTTGTCGATTGTGCATGTTTGGATTGTGATATTTGAATACGAATTTCCACTTCCCTTTATGGAGCATTGGTTTAGTTTTAACCCCTTAAACGTAATGTCGCTGATACATCTGCTTGATATTAAATCGAAGCTTTTGGTTGATTGTCCAATCGAAAATACCAACTTAGGAAAGTTGCTGTGTAACTCTTCTAGCTTTTTTTCGTCTTTGGAAAGTGATAAAATTAAAGTGTCTCCCTTCTGTACTGCCTTTATCCAATCTTTGGGGTATGCCATTTTAGTTGTGTTGTCATTGTTGACTGACACGATTTCCAGATTGTAGTAACTTCGATGATTGTTGCTATTGCCGTCGTCTATTTTAAGCACTTTGACATTGTTTACATTCATCGTTGTGAATTTAGCAGAGATGGAGGTGATGCTCTTTTCGAAATATTTGAAGTATATCATGACGCCAATGCTGAACACAAAGGCGGTGATAAACATACCTATTACCCAATATGTGGTTTTTTTCAT